CAGGTGAGATTCTTGTGAGATTTTTGCCTGAAGGCCAGTCTTGAACATCAATAGACTTTTTCTCTTTGAGTACCATATCACACAATTTCTTTTCTAATTCATATTTATTGTTTGCTTCTATATAATGACCTTCTCTTGCTGTGACATCATTGTGTCCCAAACTACCTTCAGGGTAGAAATGAGGAAACGTTACTCTTGCTTTAACCATGCCCCTCTCCTTAGTATCCGTACCTATTGTAAGGAAATGCTTTTCGAAGCACTTCCTTTCTTTCTTCTTTTTCTAAAACCCTGAAAGCTGCAACTGCTTCTTCATCATCACCATACATACTAAAAGAATCTGCATCCAATACAACTTCAATGACAAGTTCTCTAGTTATGTCTTTTTTACCATTAGCTTCTAAGATGTCAGCACCAATTGCATCCCATGTATTATTTAATGCATCTATTATACGACTTTCCATTGTTGAATCTAACTTCATTTATCCCTCCAATTCTTTAAGTTCTGACTGAGATTTCTTAAGAATTTCTTGCCTTGTTTTTATCTGTAATTCTAATACACGAATTTCTTCTTGTAACATAATAATCCTATCTTCACGCTTTGTGTCTTTCAACAAACTTTCTGGCATCTTGTTCTTTAAATCCACGATTTTCTCCTTTATCTCTCAACTATGCAGTAATTATCACTTCTTCCTGTTTCTGCCATGTATTTTTCAAGTTCAGGTATACGAGATTCACATTCTGCAAGAGAACCAAATCCACTCCAATCTCCATAATGACAAGTAATTAAGAAATTATAATTATTAACTGGTCCATTAGGTTTTCCAATCTTAACCATTTTGCCATCACGCGAATGCCAAATCGTATTTCCCATATTACCCTCCTAACACAATGTCAATGTGGCGACAATGCCCACGGTAACGGAAACCTGGACAAGAACACCTTACTTGTCCTTTTTTATCTGTAGAAACTACTTGGTAAGTTCCAGGTTTAGAACTACTTTCAACACGACCAAGGATTTTAGGTTGAAACAACTGTGGTTGTGGATTTTTAGCTTTTACTCTTTCGCGCCAACCAAGAGCAGCTTTCTGAAACATCGCCATCACTTGCGCATGGCGTTCCGTACTAATTGTAGAACCGATGGTTTCCATTACCTAAACCCCTTTGCCTAAAGGTATAATATAATCTTGCCACATTCTAAACAAATCCTTTTACAACTCATTTGACAATTATTGAGACATACTAATAAAGAAATCTTTAATCATTTCCCAACAACCAATTTCATACAAATAATAGATTCCACCAGCAACCATTGTCATTAACAACATCTGAAATCGTGAATGTCTACGATGATACTTATCCATTGTTTCGTTGAGCTTTTTGGTTTTAGCTTCTTTCACCATATCTGCGATAATTAATCTTTCTGCATATCCATCAACTCTTGATGGTTTTTCATCAAAACTATCTTCAATTTCTAACCTAGTGTCTAAAGCCATGATTATCTCCTTTACCTATAAGCGGTTAACCTTAATCTAGTCGGCCCCGATAGCACCGCAAGGTTCTGAGGCGACAATCCTTACTCTTTAACTTCTTCCTTCGGATAGCGACGGTCAATTTCCTTCTTATTGCAGAAGCAACAGGTGGACTTTGAAATGTTGTGTCCATCAACAGAGTTTTTGATGCGAGCCCTTGTGAGACTCAAACCACACTTGGTCGTGGTTGCATTCTTCAGAACAACATGTTTCCTATTCATTTTCTACCCCTTTGTTGATCGCAGCCTATTCTGCGATGCCTTTACTACCCAAATACACTATACAGTCTTGGGTTTTTCTTTGCTACTCTTTATTTGCTTTCTAATTAAGTTTGTAAGAGTGTTTTTCATTACAGTCTTATGGACTCTGATTTTTCCAGGTTCGTTTTTAGTCGGAATTTCTAGCTCTTTTTCTTTCTTGGTGATTCGTGGATAATGTAATCCTGAAAATCTGCGCATGAGTTTTCTCCTTTATATTATTACTTATTTCTACAATCTTTACACATATCTACAAAAATCAAATTTTCTAATAGTTCTCCTTCATTTTCTAATTGTTTTACCTTTTCTAATGCGTCTGTAAATTTTTCATATTCTTCTCTATCTTTATCATAGAAATATGTATGATTGAATTCAATCATACATACACTACATTCAAATTTGATTGTTAATGGTGGATATTTCTTTAATAACTTAAAGAGTTTTGCATCCATTATCATACAAATATAACTTTAGGAGATTATCTTATAAATAAAGCGGGACCAGGAGCATAGGGTCTCCTGGTCCCTAACCTACAGTCTAGTGCGAGGAGGAGGGGTGTCCTACCGCACTCTACTGTAGACTTCCATTGTGCCACGCATTTCAAGTTCTGCGATGGCTTGCTGTTTCAACCAAGTCCAACGCAACTGAAGTTTTGCAACGACTATCGGTCGGAACTCACCCTGCTCCAATTGCTGCTTAATCGTTTGGTCAACGAGTTTCTCAATCTCAACATGCTTCCACATTAACAATTCCTCATCAGAGGTTTTGTTATTTATTCGCTGCCCAATCTCCTTTACAATAAATTCCGACTCCACGTTCTGGTTAACTAACTGGTTGACTGTCATGGCCCAACCCCCTATCTTTTTAAGGGGTTCCTATTAACCCCTTACCCTACACTTGCAGCTTACAATCTAAAAACACTCAACACAAATCCTATTGCAAGTCTTTTGAATTAGCTATTGTGTGCTGTTTCTATTTCTTTAAGTTTCTTTGCCTTTTCAATTCCTAGTTCAGTCAAACAGATGGTTTCGCTTGTAGATTTCCAATAATTCATCATATCACCAATTTCCATCAGTTTATTAAAGTAATCAATATTATGTCCTTGGTGCATGAATCCTAAATACATTGGTCCCTTGGGAGTTGGTGTTGTGCCTTTATCAAGTTCATAGGCAGTAGAAAGAATAACAGATAAGTGAAGCATTATTCGCTGTACTTCTGCATCTCTTGACATGACTTTCTCCTTTCGTGTTAATCCTTGACAACCTTACTGCACAACCTAAGTATAAAATCTAACATTGTTCATTGCAAATCAAATATAAACTTTTAAGACTAGATTTTTCCCGTAAAAGTTACCGATAATCAAATAATAAAGGTATGTATATAGCGATTGTTATGAGCATAGGGGAATTTTTATTTCTTCTCTTTTAAATATGAAATTATGAAAATATGGATATTGTATCGTAACTAGTCTGCATTGTCTTTCTCCTTTGCTTGGTCCACGGAAAACTACTCCCTGATTGCGTTCTTCATGGCGTGTTCAATGGCTCGATTGCCTAGCCCGATGGCCGACAACTGTGCGCCCAACTCGCTCAACTCCTCACTGACAACAGACTCTATGTACGAATCTTCACTGTCTGATTCAATTCCCCATAGGCCACCGCTTCGGATGGTTTGACATACTCCGCCTATTACAACTGTTGCCTTTGCGACGATTCCGAGAAAGCACCACCCGCCATTTTGCAAAGATTCCATGCGTGAAAAGTCCTGTTTCCCGTACGTGATGTATTCTTTTGTACCCGGCTTTTCTCCTCCCGCGTAGGGTATGAAGAACCGGTATTCCCGGCCCTTGTCTGGCGTCTCGTGTTCATCTCCGCATAGCGATAGGTACTCGCCGCAATGCCGGCAGATAGCCCAGTCGGACGCGGTATCCGTGTATTCCCCGATGTAGGATACGTCCGGGTCAACGTCCGACTCTGTTACGACTCTCACTTCGGTAATGTGCGCTTTCATCCGGCCTCCTTCGCGACTTTAACGCCCTGCGTCCCCTTAGCCTTTGTCGAGTCCTCACTGACAGCACTCGGCTTGATGTGGGCATCGGCGCTTGATCTTGTACGCTTCCGGCTGGCACGTTAGCCAAACAACATCGTCGGTGTGCTCAATCTTATCCAGCACGCAGCACCCGTGGTATCGCCAGTAAAATACCGTGCCGTCTGCGGCTACATGTACCCTGGCTATCCCTTGATCTGCGCTATTGTGCCAGTGAATGTAGTCCCACCCAAACAGAAAATGAAGTAACCGCCACATCGCTAACTCCTTTCGGAGGTAATTTCGCTTTCGTTCCGACGTGCAACCGCTGCACGTCCGCGTGGTTCCTCTGGTTATCTTAAACACCTGAACACTTTTGGAATGCGAAATCTACTCGGCATGTCGCTGTAAAGAGGCACGTCTCGTTCGTCGAAAAGCCGACGACTGAAACACCAGTCTGCAAAATCGAATCCGTGCCACGATCCGCAAGTAAACCATCTGTGCATCCACATTTTATTGCGGCGCTTACGTCTGGCTGCATTCTTGCCCATGTGTGGTTCCTCCTATTAACTTGCGCACGACGAAACGAAATGCACACCCTCGTCATCGAGAGGTATTTCAGTCAACGACCAATCTTCCTTTTCAGATTTCGGAAGCTCGTGCAGGGCCAAGCCCAAGGCCACGCTTTCACTTGTAGCCACAATCACAAACTCTTTATTCTCATATCCTCCGTACTTCAACTGACTGCTGTACGAGGCGTTAAACACTTTCATCTGGCGTCCTCCCTGACAGTTAATTGCATTTATCTTACATCCTATGTATACCAGATAACTCTCCAGCATACTTGCGCTCTTCTTCAAGCATTGCCTGTTCTTTGGCAACCTGATCTACGGTCTTAATAATCGGACCCTTAATAAAGGTTTTCATATATCCTGACTGCACCAAATCAGACTTAGTCAACGCGAATCTGCTACGTCGAAATCCAAACACTTTGGTAAGTTTAAGATCTGCTAATTCTGCCTTTTTCTTTCGTTGTGTAGCCAAGTCCAGATGAGAGAGTTTCGGTCTTCCACGTTTAGCCATTTTCTTACCCCTGACTTGGACAACCCCTATTGGTTGCCGCTAAAAGGTATATACATTCTTGCACATCTTTAAGCAAATCTGTTTTTACTTTGTTTGAATTTTATGTACCTTTCCTTTGAATTTGACTTCCAACAATCCCTCAATTGGTATCATTCTATATCCAACTTTGTGCATATCAAATACTCCAATGAGATCGTGTTCACTTGGCACATAATTCAACTTCTCACCTTTTGTGTATTTTCTCACACCAAGGCGTCCAACAAGAACACGCCTTTCTCCTGTGCTACGTTTGATAAATGTAGCACGGAAGATCTTGCCGTGTGTACTACGGATTACGTCGGGAAGTGATTGTTTCATTTGTCACCCTTTCTTTGTATTTCACTACTCAAATCTTTTCTAAGTCTTCCATTTTCTTCCATCAATCTTGTTTTTTCTTCAAGCAATTCTGCAACAAAAACAGCTAATTCATATTCACAATATTCAGGATCGCTAATTGCACCATCTGCTATAAGAACCATATTCTCCATCACATACCTTTTACTGTTTAATGTGAATGCAAAATTCGCTTTATCCATTTTTCTTATCCTTTCAAATCGCCCATTTTGTCTAACACCACCACATCGCCGTAAATCAACATTCCAACCAAATCAGATGCTTTTGTGTTTACTTCTGGATGAATTTTAAGTTTAGCTTCCTCATCTACAAGCATAAACTTTTTCTTTGGAAGTTTAATAACTTCGACGTAACCTTTCACAATACCTTGAGCTTCTTTCAAAGTAATAGTGTCTCCAGTTTGTACTTCACCACTTGTTTTTAGAATCCTATACATTGCTCCTCCTAGAAAAATGGCAAATGGTTTTCCTTAGAAATCTTGTGCAACTCTGCAAACAATTTGCAGGACGCTTCATTCCTCATATCACAGTAACCTTTTTCATATTGATCTGCATAAAACGATATGATTTTCTGTATAAATCTTGCCATACTTTGTTGGTGAGTAGGATGTTGCCTGTTAATCATTTCAAAAATTTTAGCTAACGATTCGCTATCACCATTCCCAAAATTACGTATAGCACATTGATCAAACAGAATCTTAAAAGCTATCTCTGTTTGGTTCGCTGGTGTTAAATCATTTAGTGCTTTTTCCAAATCCATGTTGCTCTCCTTTAAACCCTTAACCCATAGGTATTAAACACTCTACACCGTTTCAACACAAGTCTTAAGTTAAATTGTTTGAAATTAAGGTCACGCCAGCAGCCTAATCGAAGCGACTAGGGGCAGTAAACCTAGTCCCTACTGGCGTGACCACTCTCCCTTGGGTAATGAAAGGGTCTAGAATCGGTATCGTTTGGATCTTCTAACTTTATATCACTTCCAGGAACTTGTTGCCATTTTTCACCACCCAATAATTCTTGTAAGACTATAACTGTTATCTTTTCATTATTTGTTGTGTCTGCCATCATTCTAAATATACGCAAAACTCCTTGGTCACAACACATTTCATCACACAAGGTTGGTTTATCTTCAGAAGTATATGTTAAACCATCTTCCGTTTGATACATATAAATTGTTTTCATTTTGCCTCTCCCATTGGTTCCTAGACAACTTTAAACCTTGCACTACCTGCCATACACAAACGGTTTAGAATATACTCCACGACACAGCTAAATAGTCGTTGATAACCATTTTATTGTTAGGCACAGCACATATAATGTACAAATTATTTCATTTTCCATCTTAAGCAAGAATGTGTTTCTACGTGAACTTTATTCGTGATCTTGCATTTTATCCAATTAATGGGTCTATTAAACCATTTAGGATCAACATATCCAACAACATCTTTGTGATATTTGCAGTATCTACATATTTTTCTCATTTCGTTATTCCTTTAAGTGCGTTCGGTGGGGTTCGAACCCACGACCAACGGATTAAAAGTCCGCTACTCTACCAACTGAGCTACGAACGCAGAACTTGGCATCCTCGGCAGGACTCGAACCTGCAACCTACAGATTAGAAATCTGTTGCACTATCCATTGTGCTACGAGGACACAGCCACCTTCAGGACTCGAACCTGAAACCCCCGCATTACAAATGCGGAGCTCTACCATTGAGCTAAGGTGGCAATTAATCTTCTTCCTCGTCGTTATCTTCATTATCTACAATTTTCTTTCTACAATCTTCTACAACATTCTTATCTTCTGTCTGTTTTTCAACTTCTGTCAAATCTTCATATTGTCTCAAAAAATCTCCTAAGATAGGAGCTAATTTAATTGTTTCATTATAAATAAGATCTTGTTCATCTTCTATATCTAATTTATTTATAAGTTTCCTAACTCTGAATTTAAAATCTGCTTTTAATGCTGAAAGTTTAGTTAAATATTCTGTTCCATTTATAGATTTGTATCTTACAACTTTAACAATTTTCACTTTCTTCTCCTTCTAAATTTAAGGGACCACACACCTCGGATGACTGTGGAGGAGGGGTTTCCAGGGACGCCATCCTTAGTGTGTGGTCCCAATCTTGTATTCAAAGAACAACCTACCCTACTTACATACAACATTTCACAACCCACTCAACATAAATCCTTTTACTAAAACAAATAATCTTCAAGATATTCTGGATTATCATGATGTTTTGACATTCTTTCTTTTACTCTCAAAGTCAAACCAGATTTATTATCAAATTTTGAATATGGAATTTTTATAAATATATCTATAAACATTATATAAGAAACAATGAAATCAATATTTCTATATTTAATATTTTCTAAATTTGAATGTTTTGTTCCATTTATACTTACTTTTTCTCCATCAAAATTACAATTCTTACATTGTATAATTTCAAAACTCCCATTAATGCTTGAAATAAAATCTACTTCAGAACTTTCATTCAGTGGAATAAATATTTCATATCCTAACTGTATAAATCTACTCTGACATTTAGATTCTATAAAACTTCCAAGATGAAAAGTAGTAATTTCTTTTCCAACTATAGACTTTAATATGTTCCAATTTTCAAATTTTCGTTTTTCTTCTTCAGTCAACAATTTTCGTTTATCCCAACCCCAACAAGATTTTTCATCTATATCTAGAATATATCTTAAACTTTGTATCTTTTCTACAGATACGCCGTAAAAATCAGCAACTTCTTGAAATGACATAAATTCAAAATCTTTTATCAATTGTTCTTTTATAATTGGTCTATTTTCATTATTTAATTGATCAGATCTTAATTTGATTAATTCTTTGATATTCATGATTTTCTCCAAAAATGGTTGGAGCGGAGAGGATCGAACCCTTCTACGGACAGGTGTTTATAAGACACCTCGAGTCAACCAGACTTTCGCTCCAATGTACCTACCTTATGTACACTTGCTCTAACCGTCTTAAAATAATATTTCTATACAATTTGGTGCTCCGGGAGGGAGTCGAACCCTCATGGTCGTAAGACCAACGGTTCTTAAGACCGTTGCGTATCCCAATTCCGCCACCGGAGCAACAGATCAACTCACATCAAACCATTTCATGCATGTCTGCAACAAATGATCATAATCACCATTCATTGCTTCTTCAGTAAATTCATCAATTTGTTCTTTAGTCAATCCTGCTTTCTTTGCTGCCGATGTACATGCTCCCAAAACAACAAAAGCGTTTCCATTTTGACCAACCAATTCTACTTCAACATGTGGAAACTTAATTTCCATTTTATTCTCCTTTGGTAAGGTAACTTAATTTATCTTGACTGCATTCGTTTTACGGCATCGTGGGGAGCCTGCATGTCAACGCTAGTTGGATGCTCCAATTCCGCGACGCGGGCCTCCAGTTCCATGATTCGTTTATCCCTCGGGTCTTCGGGTGCAGTCAGAGATGGATCATCCGCGCACGGACACCCTTTTTCGTGTAGATGTGAGTAGAACATGTCGCCAACGCCACACTTGCACTTTCCCATCGGATTCTCCTTTTACGCCACTAAAGGCGTCAGGTAATTTCTCTTTCCGTCCGCCGTGCAACCGCTGCACGGCCACGTGGTTCCTCACTTTACATTGCACTCCCCGCGTTGCGAAATACAGGATCTTACGCCCCGTACCCGTCCCCGTCCCCGGACCCGTCCCCGTCCCCGTCCCCGTACCCGGACCCGGACCCGTACCCGTACCCGTACCCGTACCCGGACCCGGACCCGTACCCGTCCCCGTCCCCGTACCCGTACCCGGACCCGTCCCCGGACCCGTACCCGTACCCGTACCCGGACCCGTACCCGTCCCCGTCCCCGTACCCGTACCCGGACCCGTCAAGCGTTACTTGCATTTCCATTTCGATTCCTCCGATTCAATGACTGCAATCACCGCACGCATAGGAATTCGCACCGTAGTGATTGGATCAAGTTTGGTTTTTTTGGTCGGTCCGTTCTGCGCCAACTCGCCAAGCCCATTCGTGGTGCCCCAATATCGCACGTTGTTCGCGTTCGTCACAATGCACCACTCGGGCGTAATTTCTAAATTCCCGACGTAGACGAATCCACGATCAGCGACTACGATCCCGAATCCTGCCAACACTTTTTTCTCGGTCATTACTCACGTCCTTTCCGCGCCTCGTAGGCGCAAGGTAATTTCCTTTGTAACCCCATGAAGTATAGGGGGTTGACCCCTGATACTTCATGGGGTTAGTTCCTCCGGTTGACTCTAGTCGTTCACATCTGTATCTTTTGCCAATCGCTCTGCCCATTTACGGATATTTGGTTTCCTCTTTGGCCGTAACGCACATTTTAATAACATGGTTACTTCAGTATACTTCACTAACCGCTTTCGTTTGCGAAGCCGATCCAAGGCATCCATGCAGGCTCTCCTTTCGTAAAGGTAATTATGATTACCTTACATGTGAACCATCACCTGTCTTGCTGCTTCTCCACCTTTACCTGTGACTTTGCAAATCCCATCTTCAATTTCAACATAACCATAGTCTTTTAGAACATGTACAATTTTCAAACTCTCTTGAACTGTGCAATGCATTTCTCTTTTCAAAGTTATATATAAGTCCCTTAAAGATATAGATTTAGAAGATTTTCTATAAATTATTACAAGTATTGAAACAGTTGTGTACATCATTTCTTCTGGTTTCATTTCATGTACTCCAAACTATTTGGTTTTCATTATCTTTCAATATCTGTTGTTTATCTAACAAACTTAAGAAGTTAATTTCTGACTTAGCACGAACAGTTGCTTTCAAAAATTGTTCTGGTGTGATAACAGGATCCTCAGTATTCAACTGATTATTAATTTCCTCAATGACCCCAAGAACTACTAGACACGAATCTATGTAGTTATCGTGTTGTATTTTGCTCTGGTCTATTCTTAATTTTATCATGTTACCCCCTATGTGTTAAATCTTTACTGACACCCAAATCTACTTTTTCAGCCTCACGTTGGCCGTGACGGTAAGCATCACCATTCCATTCTCCACCGCTACACCTAGCCTTAGATTTTCTAAGATGTAACACGTCTTTACCATATTTTTCAATGGCATTTTTCTTTTCAAATATAACCATTTCATACTTTTGATTACCAGTAGTTTCTTTCTTAAAACTATCAATTTGTTCTTTAACACGATGATAAAGTCTATTAACAAATCCTTCCATAAAGCATCTTTGGGACGGCATATCGCTTCCATAAAATTGCTTAGACATTTTATAAATCTTTTCATGAAGATAAAGATAGAGCTCTTTAGCAATTGACCTATCCCATTCAGTTCCGATATAACCTACTTGCCATAGTATAGAATTACCACTTCTATATACCTTATTAAAGTATCCATTTGTTTCTGTTGCTGTTCCGATCACAACTATTAATGTCTTTTCCCAAGATGACATACTACTACGTTTCAATTCAAACACAATTTCATTTTCAATCTCAATACCAACCACTTTTTCTTGAGTATTGTCAATCGCAATCTCTGACATATCAAGATTGTGTTTTTGTAATAATTCCTGTGCCTTCTGCAAAGCTGCTTCTGCTTCTGATTCAGAAGAATTGCGGTCCTTGTTTCCAAGGTTAAACAACTTGCGGATTAAAGCAATTACTTCTTCTTTTGACTTCATTATTACACTCCTTTAAACTTTTACTGCCCAAAGGTATAATATAATCTTAGGTATTCTAAAACAACTCTTTTAATTATTCATTTGACTGTTAATAAATTCTTCATAGATTTCTATCAAAAGTTTATCTTGTTGTTCTTGTGGTTGTGATTTAATTTCTAAAAGTCGTTCATTAGCGATCTTTAAGGCACTATCTATTCCTATCTTATCTATTACTTCTTGAAACCTGCGTTTATATTCGTTCTTCATTTTTCCCCACGATGGGTGGAGTATGGTATACTCCACCCATCCATTAAACTCACTGAAGAAATCCTATTTAGTTACCTCCTTAGCAATTTCTTTTTGTGCTTCGATCTTAGCTTCTTTCTGCTTGGCCCGTTCTTCCTTATAGGCTTGCAAGAGTTCGTGTGCAAAAGCCTTACATTTTTCAACTTTCTCTGAAAACTTTTCCATATACACCTTACCTTCAGACGTGTTCGTTACGAAACGCACATAAGGTCGACCACTCCATTCAGATTGGGTAAGTGGATTGGTCTCTGCGTTTTCCTTATAACCTGCCTTAAACAAGATACCGCTAGATCGTACCATCAATCCAGCACGCACTTCATCAAACTTACCGTCGCGTGTACATTCGGCAACGATTGCAACTGCCAGAGCACGTTTCAGACCTTTTGATTCGATCAGTGGGTTCGGAACATCTTTGAGACTGATTGGCGGTGGCGGAGGAGGAGTGAGAAGAATACGCTCACCACTTTTCTCTGCCTTACGCACTTTCTTGCGTTCCTTAATGATTTCCTTACCAACTTCTTCCTTTGTTACATTCCTCACTTCGCTTGACATGGTAAATCTCCTAACCATAATTTTCTGTAAGAAGGGTTAATCTGCATCTACAAATTACACCCAACCCACAAAGGTAATAAACACTTCAAAGATAGTAACCGCAAATCCTTTTTATCTAACGAATATAAATTGTTTGAACTTATCTAAATATAGTATCGTAGAAACATAAAGACAATATTAGTAGTTGTTCTTTTAATACTTGTGGGGTTATATAAAGGTAGGCATGTAAGGGGTTTAACGATACAAGGAGACAAGACATCATGGGATTGATTTTTACTACCCTTATATTACTTTTGGCTTTACCACTCATAATCTGTGCATTTTGTACAATAATCTGTTTAGTGATAGGACTTTCTAGAAATACACAGCACGTCGTAGATACAACAGGCAGAAATGAAGCTGGTAAAGCATGGACAATTAATCAATTTTTTGGAATAAAATTATGGTAACTGAACTGACTAAATATTGGAAAATGCGAAATAAAATTCCATATGGATTTATTGAAAATTCTGATCCAAAAATAACAGTCTATGTAATAGCTATATTTAGATTCAATAAAAAGCAAGCACTACTTTCAAATAAAAACTTAGACATAATTGGTCACATGGAAACTCGTTATGCACAAAAACTCATAGATGAAGCGAAAGAAAACGGTTGGATCACTGTAGAAATGGAAGACACTAAATATGGACCACGCGATTGCGACTACCCAGAAATAGCTGATTATGTATGTTGGGTAGAAATCAAAAAACCCAATTAATGATTTGTGTAAACCGGTCTAAGACTGTATATAACCTATAGGTAAACAAGGGGGTTTGTATGAACAATTTGGTCAAAACATCAACATTTCCAAACATGGGTTACAAATTTTCTGAATTTAATCCATTCCAAAGCCAATTTTATCCGCATAAGGATGATGATAAAAATGTCGTCATAGCGGCACAAACAGGAAGTGGCAAATCTGTTATAGCAGAACTCTGTATAAATAGTTCTATAACTAATGGTGCAAGAGCTATTTTTCTTGCTCCAATGCGAGCATTGGTTCAAGAAAAATACGACGATTGGACAAAAGAAGGCCATACCTTTAAACAATATGGCGTAAGCATTCTTTCAGGCGATTACAAACTTACGGACGCCAAAAAGAAAGAGTTGCTTGAAAACAAAATCATTGTCATGACATCTGAAATGTTAGACAGTCGTTCACGGCGTATGAAGACAGAAGGTAATGTATGGTTGCTCGAAACGACTACACTTATTATTGACGAAGCACACATTATTGGAATGCTTAACCAAGGTGAAGATTCATTAAAAGCGAGAGGTCACAAACTTGAAGCCGCAATCATGCGGTTTACTAATCTTAACCCTAATTGCAGAATTGTTTTGTTGTCTGCTACATTGCCAAATCTACCTCAACTTGGTGAATGGTTAACTAAACTCAACAACAAAGAAACGATAACTATTGTGTCAGATTGGCGTCCTCAACCTCTTGAATGGCATGTAGAAACGTACCAAGAATCTTCTGGTTACGGTTCGTACCATATAAACAAATCAAAAATGTTCCAAAAGGCAGAAGATGTGATTAAACAATATCCTAAAGATATGTGGTTAATTTTCTGCCATTCTAAAAACGATGGTAGAAGATTTGTAAATCAAATTTCCGATAGTAAAGTAATTAATCCAGATGGTGAAACAATACCTTTCCATTGTGCTGATTTGGAAAAAGGTGAACGTGTTAGTTTAGAAAATGGTTTTAGAACTAAATCTGCGAAGATTATGGTTGCTACCTCTACACTTGCCTATGGTGTTAATCTTCCAGCGAGACGTGTCATGATTCTAGACGATAAACGTGGCCTTTCCCCTGTACACCCTTACGACATCAAACAAATGGGTGGTCGTGCTGGTCGTCCTGGAATTGACCCACGCGGTGATGTCCATTGGATTGTTGGAGATAGGTCTGCAAGTGAAGCAGATTTCCTCATTAACAATATGCCTGAAGCAAAATCTCAAATGTTTGATTTGGATACCTTTGCCTTCCATGTTGTTGCAGAAATTGCTGAAGGTGATATCACTAATGCACAAGGTGTATGGGATTTCTACAACCGTTGCCTAGCTCGTCATCAAGGTGCAGAAGTAAGTAAAGAATGGGTTACGCAACTAGTTGAAAAACTTATTGAAGTTAATGCAATTAAAGTTTTAGAAGATGGGCTTACACTGAAAGCTACTGGTTTAGGTCGCGTTGCTTCTTGGCTTTACTTTAGTCCTTTTGATATTTGGCATTGGTACAACAATCTTAGGATTTTAGTAGAATCAAAACGTACAGATGATGCTGCTATTGCTTGGATGTGGAGTTGTGTGCGTTCAAATGGTATGAATTATATACCTAAGGATTGCCAAGACGAAGTACGTAATTTCCAAAACGAACTTTCTAATCTTGGACCTTGCCGTAGTGCTGAAACAATGGCACTAGGAATTTGGTTGCAGTTGAAAGGTACAGAAAACAAAGATTTCCCAAGTGGTTGTATCGCTATGGCTCGTAACTATATTTATGATACAGAGCGTGTAGCACAAGCTCTTATATTGATTGATAAAATGTATGCCAAACTTGATGCTGATAATTTCATCAAACAATGTGCTATTCGTGTTTCTTACGGTGTAGGTTGGGATGCAGCAAAACTCTGTATGCTTCCCGGCATTGGTAAGAAACGTTCCGAAAACTTGATTTCTAATGGTATTAAGTCTCGCGAAGATTTGATGCAAAAAGAAAAAGTTGGCAGAGCTGTGCTCGGTGATAAAATTTACGAAAAAGCATTGGAGATAGAAAATGGGTAAATGTAAAGATTGTAAATATTGGAATGTAGATTTAACAGAAGAAAATAGTTGTGATAAGGTAAATCATTATAGAAATAACTTCTTCACAATTAAAGCGACTGCTGATGATGATTCAGGATTAACTGCTAATCTTATCACTTCACCAGAATTTGGTTGTAATCAATTTGAAGCTAAGGAGATAAAAAATGGATAACAAACAGTTTCTCACTGAGTACGCAAAACAACGGAGCAGCCATTACTTCGTTCAATTTTGGGGGAACGACACAGCACATTCTGGATTAACCATCAAGAAAGATGACGGTTCAGAAATTGTTGTGTTACCTAAAGACATTTACTGCACTGATCTTGGTGCAATGTGTGGTCAATGTAGATGCGGACATGCAATTCGTTACGAATACTGGCTTAACGAATATGGACCAATTGGTTCTAGTTGTATTAAAACACTCACTGGTCTTGATGGTGCTGATTTGCGCAATCTTCTTCGTGGTGGACAGTTTGTTAAAAAAGATTTAGAAGATTTTACTAAGCTTCAAGAAGAATTTGCTACTCTTAATGAACAGCTACTTAAAGATAATGTACTAAGAACAAGATTAGATTTTCTCAAAGAACAAAACCAAATTCCTCCAGAAGTACAACTCTTCATCGATAACAATAAACCTATTCCTAAAAACATCGCTCTTCTAATTTACCGTCTTGTAAACAAATACGACAAGAAGTCTAAGATTGCTGCAACCTATGGTGCTCTTGTAGCAAGAGCATTTACTGTTTATCCTGAACTTTGTGCTGAAGTAAAAGATATAATTTCTGTTAGTGATGTTTCTGACATAGATGTCGAATCTAAAATCTATAATACAGTTCGCGACATTGGTAGTAAGATCGAGAGTTTACGTGCTTCCCCTAAAGCAGTAGATTTCTTCATCAAACTTGTAACAAGAATGGAAAACCCACAGTTTATTGATGCACTGAATGTACTTGTTATCCTCAATAAGAATAAACAAAACTTTGAAGATTTCTGGCGTGATATAATTACTAATCAATTAAAGACAGCTCTTGTGTATGGGCTTACAGAAAAACAAATTGCTATGGTCATAGACAAGACTTCTTCTGGAGGACCAGGACTTTCTACAAGATTTAACGATTATATTATCGGACAGATGTCTGGTGAAGACTATAAAAAACCCACTCCAGTTATCATTTCTACAATTTCTAAATCCATACCAGAAGAAGATAGTGACAATATACTTGATTTAGATCCAGATATGCCTCCAGATTTGTAAAATATTTGAATTTTTAGTATGTAAGCCATTAGCTTTAGAACTGCTACTGTGGTATGGTGTATATAAGCATACAGCGTATGTATGCGAAACAAAGCGAAAGGAGAATCACATGTCTTGGGAAGAAATACCGGCAGGACCAAGTGGTGGATTTGCAACAAGGATGGCAGATGACGAAGTTGCAATTGTAATGTCTAAGGTGCGCGAAACACCTGTCTACAGGATTAATATGGCTCGTTCCTTATTTCCTGAAGGTGTGGTTGCTATCATCATCAAAATTGACAAAGAAAAGAAACGCATTGGTTTCTTCCCTGCTAATGGTAAGAGCGATAGAAAGTTGAGCAGCTATGGCAAAAATTCACGTCTTGTTTATGTGTGTCTGCCAAAGAGTATTGCAGAGCTTGGATTTATTAAAGGCAGATATAAGTTCAAAAAGTTGGAAAAGGTGCCTGAATTGTATTTCATGGTTCGCCCAGATGATAAAGTTGGTGATTTCCCAACAGAAGAAGAATTGATTAAAAAACAGAAAGCTGCGCTTGAGGCAAAATAGGAATTAATATCTGAGCGTTTGGCATGGTTATTCTCGTAGGTAAGGGGATAATCATGCCAAACAAAGAACCTAAAAAACGAGTTTTATTTCCTTGGCTTAAAAAACACCAAGGTAGAGCTTTCAAATGTTCCTTAGCTTTAGTAGCTGAAAAGGAAGGTTTTGAAAAAGTCATTAAAGGTGATATCGCTTTTAATGCACAATTAAAGATGATCGTAGATAAAACTAACACAATTTTCCCTTCAATGTACAGAATGGTTCGCAAATTTTACAATAAACGTGGACGTGAATTAAGTAAAAAAGAATTCATTATGGTTGCTGTAGCTAGGTTGACTTTTATGTTCAAATATGATAAAGAAACTAAATCTGTTATTCGTCTTTCTGAACATCCCAACAACGCAGAAAAGTTGAAACCAATAGTTGGATTTTGCGAAAGGTTAATCAAAAGTGAAAAAACTTACAAAACGTACAGGACAGAAACAGAACCACCTGCGAGTCAAGTTACAAAAGGGTGATGTTATACTTCTAGATTTTGATGGAACAATAACCGAATACGATTGTTATCCTGACATGGGTCCTCCTAAAAAAGGAATACGTGATTTCTTAATTAAATGCAAAGAAAAAGGAATTACAGTTTTCATTTGGGCAGCAAGATGTAACAATCACATTGGAATTAAAGAAAAGTATCCTATTTATGGAACAAAAGCTATGCACGAATTAGAAGAATATATGCGCTGTTACGATCTTCCTTATACAGATATAGCTATTTTCAATAAACCCATTGGTGGACATTTCGCAAAATATTTGATAGATGATAGATCTAGACCAGATCATTCATACTTTACATTCTAAGGAGATGACTATAATGTTTATTCCATTTACTCCACATAGCGTTTGTTTAAAATCTGAATTATTTACAGAATTGACCAAACAAGATATTTTGGGGAAAAATATAACATGTACACATTTTCCCGTCATTGCTATGGATATAAAGACTAATAAAGAAAATGTGATTGATAAAGAAAAATTTGATGAGGATGACGAGGACGATGTTCCATATAAAGAAATAGAAGTTGCAGAAATAATGCTACTTATAGGAATTCAAAATTATGGATATTATTGGGTAGACCAAAATGAAACTATATTTTTTGTTCCTTAGCCATTTACTTACCCTACCAACATACCACCTGCTGCATTTAGAGGGTCGTAGACGCAATAGTGCAAAGGCAAAAAGGCTCTAAAAACCTACAAGTAACCGCTTTGTGGGTTTGGACTTAAATATCTTCCATAATTGCTCACTGTTGCAGACAGCAGGGTCTTTTCCTGGATATATAAATTGTGACATCTTATACGTTTGCATGTATTCTGTTAAAAGATTGTAAGCAGAATCTTGTCCATCTAATCCAGCTTTATCGTGATCAAATAAGATATAACATGCACCAAACATCTTGCTTAATATTGATGCTCTTTCTTCAGTAACGTCTGTACCCATATTACTCACAAAAGCGTAATCTGTAATATTATTCCTAATTGCAAAACTTTTCAATTGAAATACATTAAATGGACCTTCAACTAAGAAGCATTTCTTTTCACCATCTGTCTCATACAAACCATACAAATGATTTGTTGCATCACTTCCCTTTTCAAATATATTTTTCTTTCTCCAAGATTGTGTTGCCCTATTTGTGAAGTATACAAACTTTCCATCTTTAGAACGTAATGGTAATATAATCCTATTCATGTATCTTCCAGAATCACAATAGTAAAGAGCATATTTGCTAACGATATATTTTACCATCATAATCCCATGTTGTTGTAATCTATTTCTAGTATTTAAGTATTCAAACATTTGGTCTTCATTGACTGCTTTTGGTGGCATTTCCAGATTAAAAATATTTTCAATTTTATCTGGGCTTTTAAACTTTTTCATCATATCTTTTAAATATACTAATGAAATATCTGTCAGTAATGTTCGTTTCTTAAAAAGTTTTTCTGCCTTTTTGTATGTACAAGAATTTAGATGTGAAATTAACTTTATTACGTCACCTTTTTCTTTACAAGAAAAACATCTAAACCCAAATCCATTATCTTTATTAAATGAGATACTGAAAGCATCTGTGTTGTGTTTGGGCCAATGGAATGGACATTGACATCTAATATTTTCACCCACTATATGGATATTTTTACATCCAGCATTTGATAAAAGGTCTTGCATAAATTCTCTAGGTTCTTGTTTCATTTTTCAATACTTTAACTCCTACTGCTTTTTTATTTTCATCTTCCAATACTTTGTATGTTGTCTTGCAGACTTTACAAATATAAACATGTTCTCCTAATTTTTCTAAATCAAAACTTCTACAATATACGTGATTATTCGTCAAATTTTCCTGTATTGAATTGATGATTTTTAATCTTTTGGATAGTTTCTTTATCTTTGTACACGACTTTTTCTCGCTGTTCATCTTGTTCTTTCCTTTGTCTCTTAATCCTATTTGCTTCTGCATTTCTCCAGTAACTAGAAGGTTTTGCGCTGAACTCATCACCAGTTTCACCTACAATTACTCCTGGCATACCAAAAAGCATTTGCATCTTAGATTTACATTTGGGACATTGAATGTGGTCTTTATTTATTGATAGATCATCCGAGTCTTTGAACAGTAATTCTTGTTCAAAGCTGCACGATGTGCACTTAAAGTCTGAAGTTCGTGGCATAATTTTTGGACCTCCTAGTCTTAAAAATGGTTGCGGTCCTGTGTAGTAGTCAACAGAGGTCAAGATTCCCAACAGACAGACTGGTACTACCTAGGATTTCCCAGTCGCTGCCCTGACGTGTCACACATGGCCGGATTCTCGGGCACTCTGGCACCGCAACCTATGGCTCTTTATTTCTTGTTCCCAACAGTTTCTTCTTCATCGTTTGTAACTTCAACATCTTCAGCAACCTTGCTATTATTCATTGGGATAAGCAAGTTTTCACCTTCATCTTCAGCATTGTCCAGAGGGATAAAATCATTTGCATCCCTCTTTAACAATCCTGCCGTGCTATTTTCAAAAGAGAAAATCTCAACACGACACATTCCTTGTATATGTCGAACCACATCTAAATAATTTCCATTTCCAGAAACTAAAGCAATGCAATCCAATTTAGGTGCCCATTTGATCATATCAATTACAATACCAATTTCCCAACTAATTGTATTAACTTGTGTCTCAATACCAGTCGTAGGATTTTTACGTGATTTAAATTCCATAAATTTCTTTTTAACATCAAACCCATTTTCATAAAGCATATTCGTAAAATCAGAAACATTAACTTCTGTCTTAGATAGAACATAAGCATTAGCCACAATAATCGATCTTCCATTTGCAATGAATGGAAGAAGACGATTGTAGTTTAGCTTACTTTCATAAAGCGATTTGGCAGAATAATACATATTCTGCACATCAACAAAAACACCAACCCTAGTCCCACCGTTAAAATCTTTGATGTCCAAACTTTTTTCACCCATGACTATCTCCTTGCTAGATGTGCCATGTAACCCTTACATAGCCATAGGTATATAACTATTCCTATAAATCTAAAACAAATCTATTACTTTTCAATGACACTATTATAAATTTCTTGAGATACCTTACCCTCTTTTAAATAGTCTGTAAGTTTTTCTTTTGTATTATTGTATGCTTTCGCACCTTTTGCTATCTTCGCAAAATCTTTTTCAAAAACTAAAATATATTCTGGTCCAATTTCTATTTTGCCTGCTTTGGATTCTTGATTAGGTCCATTATCTAATGCTACGGTTATTTTCTGTCTCTTTGCTGGACGCAAAGATCCTTTTGTATCTTCTGGAACTTTATCTAAACGAACTTGAACATATTCGACCTTATTACCCAAGCAACTTGTCAATAGCATCATTGTCAAGCAAACTATCATCAGTTTCTTCGTAAATGTTACCATCTTTCACCTCCACTGTTTCGCTAGAAGAAAACAATTTCGTAAGAAATTCGGGGAGCTGTTTAATCAGCTCCCCGAATATCATTGTTAACAACTGAAGAAGAAACTGCATGACTTACCTCTAAGCAGGAGTGGGCGTTCCAGGAACTTCTACTGCCTTGATTGCAGCCTTATCTTTGTTGCGTTTCGTCACAATGTCTCTAATCTTGGCAAATGCAATTTCCATGCCCCACTTGCCAAGAACTTTAACACCACCTGAACTCGCAACCTGCTTCGCTTTAGCCCATGCCAATTCACGAAGCTGTTTCTTCTCTTCTGCTGTAAGTGAACCATCTGCAGATTTCTCTTTGAAAGATCTACCAAGCTCATTCCATGCAGCTTCAACACCAGCCTCAAGAGCAAGGATGGCGTCCTTAGTAGCCTGATCTAATGTAGATTTGGAAATAATCCAATTGACAAACCAAGCGAATACAGCAGTCAAGGTGGCGACAATAACTTCCATCAAATGGGAGAGTATTGTCAAAAAAGTAGAACCCTTTTCTTCAACCTTTACAACAGTGTCTTCCCCGAAAGCTACGAAGCATCCGAGTAGAAGAACCGGAACCAACCAAACAAACTTTCTCATTTTACTCTCCTTTTCAATGGACCTACTTCGTAAACTTACACAGAGCATCTATCACCATCACAAAACTTTTCACCTTGTGCTTGGTATTTTGATAATTTACTCCAATCAAATGGTGTTACTATCTTTTTCCAATTTTGATATTCATCTTCTGTCATTTCTTCTTCTGGCATTTGCTTATAAACACCTTTAGAAGTATGGGGCAACATAGATATAGATTTTGTTAATGGAGCTATTGAAGACAGCACAGATTCTATTTCATCTTCTTCATTCTTTGTATTAAATTCATACAACTTAACTATGATTCTCTTATCATCAATATCTGATATCATCTTGTAAGAACAATCGTGATCGAATGTTTCCCATATACCATAAAAACTATCAGGTTCTGCAACACCAAATTCTGTAACCATTTCTTCTAATAGATCCATAATATCTTTAATATCTGGATTCTTTATACATGTTTCTTTTAGTAGAATCCACTTAGGTTTGAAACAAATTGTATTTGAAACTGCATTGTCAGCCCATTCACGCTGAACTAAAACTATATTCATAGCCTGTTCCCAAATAGAAACATCTTTAGCTTCTTTTGGGCAATCGCTTTTTATTGCAAATTCAAATACTTCTGTGTTATCAGAATATAAATCTTTTTCATGTGGGACATTATGCGCAACCAAGAATTTATGTATAGGAGAATTCATTTGTATTCTTACACGACGTTTCATTATTTTAAAGTTGGGATAACCAATACCACTAGATTTTCCTGTAAGTTTAGGAACTGTTCCTCCAGGCTTCACTGTTGTCTTACGTATACTTTCGCGAATACCAGCTTCTATAGCTAATTCTTTATTTGTTTTTTCTACTATTTTATATCCTTCACGCATCCATCTTGTTGTTTTACAAACTCCATATGCATGTTTCCAACCAACAAAATCCATTAACGCAACACCAATCCTTCTATTTTTAAACATTATAGAATTTGTTTCTTGTCTATGCGTTGGAAGCAAGTTGACTGTAGAACAATAAAATGTTGCGTAGCGACAAGCATCATACCACTCTTCTACGTTTCTACATCTTGTTGGTATTGATTCTGCAAGATTACAAAGTTCATAACTTTCTAGCGGAATTTCGCCACATGGATTTAACCCTTCTGCTTCATCGATTTGCACCCTATCATCTTTTCCTACTCTACCACAATTTCTGACATTCATTAAATTCAAATATCCAGGTTCTCCTCGTTTTAATATAGACTTAGCCACATCATCTAATTTTTCAAAATCTTCTGCAGATTCAAGCCTTACTGTATTGTTGGACATCCATCCATGTTCTTTTCTATAATCAAATTTTTCATCTTCATAATTCTTTAAATTTAAGAAATCTGTATCATCAATTGAACCTATAGCTATTTCAGCAGATCTTCTGACATTTCCAGCTACAACACAACATCCAATAAGGTTAGCCAAATCTGCTTTCAACATTGTGGAAGAATAATTATGACTGTTTGAACATAAATATCTAGAACAATATTTTCTTATATTTTCATGAAGCTTTATCAAAGGTTCTGGTCCAGAAGATATACCGCCGAATCTTTTAATTGGTAATCCAACTTTTCTTATTAATGAATAGTCAAATTTAACTGTTGGATGTCCTGGCATTGTATAACTTTCAAGCAATATTTTTACAGAATCACACCAACCTTCTCTCGAATCATCGATAATAACTCTTATGTTTGTATCAGTAGGCGTCACACATGTTATTCTTGAATTTTTTGTGATTCCAAATCCGACACCTACTCCATTCATTAATGCATCCATCATCCAATGTAGGTTATTGGGAATATCGTTCAATGTTACAAACCCACAATTGAATAATGACATGCTGCCAGTATTATAAACATAATCAGTACCCATTGACCAAAGTCCACGTCCAGGTGGGAGCCAATGCATATTAAACATACTAAATGAAAGATGTTTAGCAAAACCTTGCCATTTGATTTCATCCCAAAAGATATTATTCTTTATATACCAATCTTTACGAATAGACATTACACCATTCACTACACGAATAACACAGTCTGCCCAATTTTCATTTGAATTGTCATCTTTTATTCTACTGTATGTTCTATAAAAAAGAAATTCACCAAATCCATCATAACCAAAATTAGGTTTCAATGCTCTTAATAAATCAACAGTTTTCTTTTCTAATTCAAATCTTTCTTTAACGAAACAAGTTTTTTGTGGAGGATTTGTCTTGAATAAATGATCACCTACATCTTCACATTTTTCAAAATGAAACATTGGTTTCCTCCAGACGCAACCCATTGTACATCAGACATTTATATTAACTACGTCTTACATTCGTCTATACATTTATCAATTAATTCTCTGCCAGTATCTTTTTCTTTGAAAATATTTTTATGAACCCAATAATCACACGCGACTTTTAAATCTGTAAAAGATATCAGTTTCATTATATCTTTCCAAGTATCTTTTGAAATATCTCTCATCATATACCATTCAAGTAAATAGTATATCTGTTGTAGATCTTTAAATTCAGTATAATATCTATTTTTATTATCACACAATACATCGCAACAATTTTCTATAGCAGATAGATAAATACCTAATTCTACTCCTTGTCTAGCAAACTCGAATGTTGGAAGATTAGGTAAATCTATATAATTTTTCAATAAATTTTTAGATTTTTCAATTCCTTCGAATCCATTAAAGTTTTCATAAACATGCATTGAATCCGACATATGAAAATATTTACCAACATTTATGTTCAAACAATTCGCTATAATTTCTTGAATGACTGTAAATTCATATACATTAATCGCACTCATACCAAAAATTAGATCATTTGAGCGAATCACAACACAACAATCCAATACATTATTTCTAACCATAAAATGTATCCAATTAGAACAACAATAATCACGAGTATTATCAATCGTACATTCTTTAGCAGGATCCCAAATAGATATAACGGCTTGTCTAGAATTGAAATCTTTAAGTAATTGCTTTACCACAAATTTGATTTGATCTACTTCTATAATTTCATTTTTATCATTAAATCCTTTCCAATTTCTAAGACGTGGGCCATATCCGGCACGCCAATCTAACCCATTATCACTGAAATCTTTAGCTCTAGGAAGAAATTTAGATAAAAAATCCATATCATTTCTTCCAGCTAACACCCATAAAGTCTCAGCCAAAGTCGCAAATGGATTATTTCCTCTTTTCGGGAAAAGCAATGTTCTTTTTCGGGGATTATTGATTTGGATAAAACAAGGATGAAGTTCTAATGTTTTTTTCTCTCTTACAATTATTTCACTTCCTTCTGTTAATAATTTTTTAAGAATCAGTTTGATACTTTCCTGTAAATTTTCCGCAATTATTGTAAACATTTTATTCCTTTCTTATCTCTGATTGTAATTAACAATTCTACAAACTTGAACTCTACTAATTCCATATATTCTCATTAATTCACATTGTTTATAAATTTTATTTTCAAATAAATCTCTAATTTCAGAAACAAATTTGTTAGAAATTTTACACATAGGATTCAATTCATTACTTAACCTACTACATCTTCCCTTGTTTTTCTTATCTTGCATATTATCTAACGATGTTCCAATAAATAAATGTTCTGGATTAAAACATTTAGGATTATCACACTTATGACAAACTAACGATTTGGAATCTAAATCGAATCCCAACCAAAGATGAGCGGCAAAACGATGGATTCTTAAAACTTTTCCATCAAAATAATATGCTCCATAACCAGAAGAAAAACATACTCCAGTCCAATACCAACAATCTTGAAATTTACCATCAGGAGAAGGTTTAATAATTCTATTATCAAAAATCTTATAAAGATCCTGTAGTGATTCAGCCACTATGGTTTGCATTTGTCCTCCCTCACGCATTTGAACCTTGGGAATCTTAATGACCCATCTGGGGTCACTGAATCGTACTCAATCTCAATCACCTTGCCTACATATAACTTTTGTGCCTCTTCTAAAGATACACGCTCATCATCTTTCAAACCACTCCCAACATTAATTGTTACTCCTTCACGTTCTACAATAAATGCTCCCAACTTGCCAGCATACTTACCTCTTCCTTCTTGAATTTCTGTCACCTTTAGATCTATTGTGTCTGAAGGTTTCATCTTGATCCAGCTAACGCTACGTTTAAATTCATATTCACCTTCTAGATCTTTTATAATTATTCCTTCAAAACCTTCACCAACACAGCTATCATAATATGCCATCAATTGTTCTTCATTATAACACTTTACTCCGACAACTATGAATACACGCTTAGATTCTAATTCTGTTATTGTACATAATTCATCAAGATAGCTAGTTCTGTTTGTCTGTGTTAATGTTGTAGCTTGTCTTACAAAGTGATGCATTGGCATCCAATCAAACACATTAAAATTCAAACCTTTTGGTTCTACATCAAATTTCCTACGACACTGTTGCATAATTCCACGGAAATCATCACCTCTTGGACCAATAACTTCTCCATCAAACATCTTAGGTTCTTTGTGTGCTAACTGTAGAAGTTCTTTATCAAAACAACTAAAATTCATAAACTGTTTTCCATTACGTGAATAATATGTGACACTATTTTCTTGTGGTTCTACTAGAGCCACTACTCGTACTCCATCATACTTCGCTTGTACAAGACAAGGATATTTTACACGTTTCAAAAACTTCGATGGTTGGGCAAGTTGAATTTCAAATTCAGGAATAAGTTTGGGGAAAACTTTGTTTACAATTCCCTCAGCTACTCCACATTTTAAATCTTTCTTGAGAATCTTATAAAATACTTCTTGTTCACTTTCTATCATAGCACTTGACAACAATCTAATTCTATTTCTAGCTGCATCACCCGTCACTTCACGTTTCATCAACGCATCGAGCAAATCAAACATAGCTTCATATCTTTGTTGTTCAGTAGTACATACTTTTCCAAAATCTAATGGTTCTACAAACTCAAACTGTTTTATCCCAAAGACTTTAAATGGATCAAGAGTATAATTTAGAATTTTCTTCAGTTCTTCCGTACCGTTAGCCGCAAGTATGGCTTGCTTGGCAATGGTAGAGGTAATCTCTGAACATTGCCTTAGTGTCTCTGACGGTTGTAGTGGCATGGTTGCCCCCTTATGCACCTAACCTATTAACCAGTCTATTTAGCTTCTATGCTAATCTTTTGATTTAAAAAGGTTTATAGTTTGAATCAGTATTACTTCCAGCCCAATTCTTTAAACAATCTTCTATTGCTTGTGTTGATAATTCAAAATGTGAAAATAAATTCTTATAATGTTCTATATTTCCAAATTCACAAATATGATATTTTATTTTTCTAATTTTCAGAAATTCAATTGATTCATCACAATTTTCTTCCCATATTTTACCCAATTCTAAAAATTTATCTGAAGAATTATATATCCTGTCGTCATACTTTTTCAACCACATTGGTCTATTTTTTCTATCTACATATATTTGTGCATGACTATAAATACTCGCACTCTTTACCCAAGATTCTACTGGACGTTTACAAATTATAATTTCTGAAAACAAAATTAATTCTTTTCTAAGAAAACAAAGTTGAGGTTGTTTGTACATAACTTCTGTATCGTCAGTTTTATCTTCTTTCCAAATTTCAGGAAGAGCTTGAAATAGATTTATCAACAAATAACCTTCAATTCCTCTATGGTAAGCATAAGAAATTGCTTCTGCTTCATTAGTAGACCATGAACTATTAAAATTTGTATTATGACAATATATCTTTGGTTTCATATCTTTTCCATATTTGTTAAACATATTGAGCAGATATTTTGTTCCACTTCTAGGCATTCCACAAATTAATTTCATCGTTTTATCCCTACATAATTCAATCCCCACCCAAATGTTAGATGTTCTCCATTTTTATTAGAAGGAGGTGAATAAAATACTGTTATTTTTTCTAATTTATCAAACAAAGATACTAATCCTTCATGAGTAGATCTCCAATAATCACCTCCCATATTTTGTCCTTCTCCACATGTAGGATGGTAAGGCCAACAGGCTGGAATACAACAAAACAATATTCCATCTTTAACCAATATTCTCTGTATCTCTTCTGCAGCTTTCCAAAATTTTGGTATATGTTCTAATACAGAAAAACAAGAAATAAAATCAAAACTTTCATTTGGAATTATTTTTGCATCACAAATGTCTACTCTATAATCTATATCAACACGAGGATCGTATAAATCTAATACCTTAGAATTATAAAAAAATCTACCATTCCATCTATAACCAATTTCTAAATTTCTTTTATTTTTAAATTTTTCTTTAAGATAAGACATTAGAAAATTGTGTTTCTTCCAATCTGTATCAAAATTAGGATGCCAATGTAACACAAAATTATCTTGCATATTTTGCGATACATCTTCAGGAGCACCAATTTTTATTTCATCTACTAACATAACCACCTCGTTCTTTATATGTCTCTGTGATTTCAAATTCAGAATCTGTACTAAATCGTGACACATTAATTTTCATTGCATCTTTTGGATCTTTGAATATAGCAATAAACATTTGATATCTACAAGGATGTGGAGCTATTGTATCGTATGTCCATACAATATTAGGATATGGACTTACCCAACTCATTATGTCTTTTACATTGAAGACCCATAACTGTTTCGCAAAATTTTCTATATTTGGAAACTGTGTAAGTTTTTCATGATCTATGTCTGTACAAAAGAATAAACATTTTCTTGCTTTTGCAAGTGCCGCTTCTACACATTGACGTGGATCTTTAACATATTCTAACACATTCATAATGCTAACATAATCATATTCTCCACAATCTGGAACTATTTTTCCATCTTCAAATCCGCCTATAATTGCCTTGAGTTTATTGCCATACAATCCTCTATACATTCTATAATCTTCACTATAATCTTCTAATGGTTTGCCATATAGTAAAGGATTTACTGATTCGTTTTTATTTGTCCAATCTGGATGTACATCTAATCCAAATGCTTCTCCACCACTCTGTTCAAATCTATGCATGAAAACTCCATTACAACATCCAATATCAAGATAAGTTAAACCTTTTGTATTCATTGGTACAATTCTGTTCCAACATGCATCGTTCCAAAATTGTACTTGTCTCACAAAAGGATCATCATTTTTAAATAATCTCTTACCATTCGTATCGTAACCACACTGAAACATTTTTATCTCCTAGTTCTCTTTTTCTGCCTTAATTGCAGATTCATCGGTTTTCCAATTTAAATCACCATTATCTTTTTTATATAGATGGTTCCATTCATGTCTTAGTAATTCCTTATTTCTTTCTAAACCTTGATCTAATATAACAATTCTTCTTTCCTCAACAGGATCTTCACACCAAGCTGATGCATCAGCTCTAACAACCCAAACTAATGTTTTCTTTTTTAAAGGATATTTCTTCATCAATTTTTCTATCTCTGGTAATAACTCTCTAGTATTGGATGGATTTACTGTTTCTTCACAGTATCCAAATAAAGAAATAAAACATAAGAATAATATTATCTTTTTCATTTTATCAACACCATGCGAATCTCACCTGGAGAATATTCTCTGCCATTAAACGGTTGACAATATCTAAATCCAATCTTTCTGCTTATATTTACTAACGTCTTTGAATCTAAACAAAGGTTATGAAAATTCGCAGCATAAGTCTGTCCACTAAATAATTTCAAATTTGCCCACATACTTGGACTTAAATCTCCATAATATTTCCTTATATTTGTTTCGTCGTCTGGATGTTCTTTTGAAATTTTATTATTTCTATACATGTTTGCAATATATTCAAGATTAGGAGTGCGAATAAATAATTTTCCATTGGTACAAAGTAAACGATACCAATCTTCTAAAACTGGAATCAATTTTAACCAACCCAAATGTTCTATAACATGATTGGCTAATATTTCTGAAACTTTTTGATCGCCTATAGGAATCTTTTTACTAATATCCCAATTTATTTCTAAATGAGGTAGTTGCCCACGTTCATCTATACTTTGTATATCTACATGTATGTATCCTTTATTTGGATCAAACCCAGAACCAAATTCCAAACGATAAGGTGGAAAAATTGGTACATTAAATTCTCTTTCACAATATACAGGCATTTCGTTTATAAATTTATCTTTCCATTTTTCTTTCAAAAGGTAAACATTGTTTTGATCAAATTCTTTTTCTAATCCATACGTTATTCCTTCATAATGAATAAATTCTATACGATTATCGTAAATAACTGCTTTGTTTTTTTCAAAACACATACGCAAACAAAAATCTGTATCTTCAGCAGATTGATTAAATCTTTCATCAAAACCGTTTAAATCTATCCAATCTTTTTTACGCACAGCTATGAATGCACCTGTGACACAATCATAATTTCTTCTTTCACAAGCATACTTATAATTTCTTGGAAGATGTTTATAGATATGCCTAAAATGTTTACCATCACAAACACATCCAGCATGTTGAATTGTCATGTTTGGATACAATAACTTAGCTCCCACTATACCAACTTTTTCATCTTCCAGATTTTCCCATACATACTTTAACCAATCTTTAGTTAATAATTCTGTATCGTTATTTAATAGAATTATTGTCTCACCTTTTGCTTCTTTTACTGCTCTATTACAATTCTTTGTAAATCCTACTTTCTCTTCATAATATTTTACATTGCATAGCTTGTCAAATATTTTTAATCTATTTCTTGTATCTTCTTTAGAAGAATCATCTGCTATTATTATTTCAGCACAACTCATCCACTCGCTTTGCATCAAAATTGACATTATGCATCTATAAGTATACTCGTATTTATTGTACGACGGGACTATAATTGAAAAATTTGGTCTAATGTTTCCATAAAATTCTTTGATCTTTGTATGTATAAGTTTGCTATCTAAATTTTTCATATCATCAATACATTCTTGTATATTTTTAGGTTCAAATTCAGATGGTATAGGATTCAAATGGTGGATGCCTGAGGTATGTCCATCATGTTGTGTAGCTAAAGGTATCCACCTTTGAGGCAATCTCTTGTTTGGATCTGTGATACCAAATATAGAAAACACTGGCTTATTCAAAGCGACACCTAAATGCATAATTCCAGAATCTATACAGATTAATCCTTCAGAATGTTGGATAATTGCAGCTATTATACGAATATTATTATGCTTCAACATTGGTATATTCAATTGTGAAAACTTTTGTTCACCTCTTCCAACCTCTATAATATTATAATCTTTAAACATTTTTTCTGCCATTATTTTCTTTATAAGATCTTCCCAATTGTGCCATCTTCTTGTCAACCAATCACATTCTGTATGAATGACAAAAAATTTTTTATGATTTATTTTATTCAATATCATGCTTGCTTCTTTTAATTCTTGTTCTGTTAAATAAAGTTCCGGTTTATAATCATCTACATCTATTCCAATTCTTTCAGCATAAGCCTTTACTACGTGTACACTTGGATTAAATTCATAAGATAAAAAATATGTTCTATCAAATTTAGAATAATCTTCTTTTATGGGAATAATATTGTCAACGTTTGGATTATTTTGTAACATCTGTGGATGATCTGTAGATACAGTTATATGAATGTCCTTATATATTTCTTTTATCTTTTTAATGATAGGCGTTACAAGTAACACATCTCCTCTTGCACCATATCTAACTAGACATATTTTTATATTTGAATCTTTTTTCTCTTCATAAAGTTTTGGAATATCTTTAATAAAATCTTCTATTTTAAATCTACAAAATGATTTCTTTAAATCAAGCAAATGTTTTTCTAAACAGATATTGAATTTTTCACCCATAATATTTTTCCCTACAAATAAAACATGGGCTGACGTTCTGTCAACCCATGCTTTTGAATAATCAAAATTATTACGCTGAATGTGCAACAACTTTGCGAGGCGGACCCCACAGACCGGCAGACATCAGATAACAAACAGAGCTCGCTTCAATGTAGAAGTGAACCATGCCATTTTGATCTGCCACAAGACCGGCAGTCTTGGCAGTCTGACTAACTGCATCACCTTCTGCGCCAGTTAACGGAGCCATCGCCGCAATTGTAGCAAGACCAGTCGCAGCATGAGCAAGAGCGTTTGCATATGTATCGTACACGTTCACAGTCTTGCCTTCCATAAATTTGTTCGGACCAACAAAAACCTGAACGAGAACCTTAGCCATTTTACATCTCCTTTTCTGAAAAAATGAGGGTTGACATGTCCCCTCAACAAAGAATATATCATTCTATAATTCTAAACTAAAGTAAATCTCATATTAAAGCTATCAAATACTTTTTCACAATTCTTAATCCATTTCATATTGTAATAAATTGGATTATCAAGATCATTATGTTCAGCCCATTTTCTTATATTGCTGACTGCATTATATAAATTATTATCAAATTCAAACATAATGTTTTTAAACAATTTAGAACCATCTGTCCTATATGTTCTGATATCTTTTGGCATATCATATCTTGCCTTTACTGGAACATCCAAAATTCCAGCTATTTGCAATCCTAATTCAGACATCCTATAATTACAACCGACTACATTGTATATTTTCCCCTTGCTAAATTTGTTATATTCATTTTCAGACATCATCACGATTTTCATATACAGGCGCACAGCGTCTGATACGTGAACTAAAGGTCTCCAATTTTCACCACCACCCCACAATTCTATTTTCTTGAATCTTACAGCATTAGTAACCATTGTGTTGATAGCAAGATCTAATCTCATCCTAGGTGATACACCATACAGTGTTCCTTTCCTTAATATAACTGGTTTTAATCCTTTCTTATTTAGAATATATTTTTCGCCCATAGCTTTGGATAAAGCGTAGTTTGATTTAGGACTTATTGGACCATCTTCTATACAAAGATTTTCTTCCATGTCTCCATATACAGAAGCGGAACTAGCAAACACAAATCTCGGTACACCAAACTCGACACACCTATCAACGATCATTTCTGTTTGTAAACAATTCATGTCTTTATTTGCTATTGCATCATAATCTGCCATTGGATCATTAGATAAACCTGCTAAATGAATAACAATTTTTGTCTGGCTCAACAGCTTTGCCATAAGAGTTCTGTTAGCAGTAAAAGATCTAACAGAAGTCTTATATAAATTTTCAGGATGAGCACATTTCTTATGAACTTCATTGAATCCAAACAATCCTTGATCAACACAAATAAGATTTTCTCTTGTGAAGTGTTTGTTTTGTAATTCTTGGATTAGGAGCGATCCAACAAATCCCGCTCCGCCAGTTACTATTATCTTCTCTCTTTTTTCTTTCATTTGTTCTGTGTCTCCCATACTCCAGCGCCGTATGTATCCCAAGGAATTCTGAATTCATCTAATCCAAACGCTTTATTCTCCCCCTTATATAGTGTGCTTGCGCCAGAAATAAGAATAGTGCCAATGTCTGCCTTCCAACCATGGAATACACCTGTAGGAACTGTAATTAATTGCAATCTTTGATCTGTAACATTTATAATTTCCATATTTTCAAATGTCTTCGAATCTGGTCTGTCGTCTACAAAAACGAATTTACCATTTCCTTGAATGATACAAAAATAATCAACAAGCCTATCATGTTTATGAAATGCTCTAACCGCCTTTGTCTTGTTTGCAACAAGATAAATTTGTTTCAAACTTATCTTATTAAAATATTCATCACACCAATCGTCACGCATAAGCTCAACAAGAATTCCTCGATCATCTACATTTACATGTAGATCTCGAACGTGTATCCCATCAATTTTACCTACCTTAAAAGTTGTAGTCATTGCCCAAAATTCCTTTCATTTTTGTCAAATCAAAACTTGTATCGCGAGGAACATCTGAACCTTCTTGTATCTTGTTTGGTTTTACATCTGGTTTGATATTCTGTGCTAATTCATAAAAACTTTTTCTTTCTGTACCAACATGCAAAATACCACTCCACAATTTATAAAGCAAGGAACAATGTACTATCAATGGAACTATTTTTTTAACCGTATCTCTTGAAGAATATTTATCTTCATACGCAAAATCGTAAGGCCAAGTTGGTCCACAGAAACTTGTGCGTATAACTCTATGTCCGCTAGATAAAAATATTCCTTCAGCGTACCATTTTGTCTTAGCATAAAATCCTAAAGGATTTGGAACATCTCCTTCACAATAATTTCCAACAGTACCATCAAACACATAATCTGTTGAAATATAAATTATCTTTACATCTTTAGCTTCTCTACAAACTACAGACGGTGATTCACAGTTGACAATATAGGTTTTGTTACGTCCATATTTCTTGAATCTTTCTTGAGTATACGATGCAGCATGGATTACAATATCAAGATTGTATTTGAAAAATGAATTCGATAAATCTATTGGTGAATTAAGATCACAGTCTGAATGATATGGGAACATAACCATCATATTATCATTTTCTAATATAGTTCCAAATGGATATTTAGTTTCTCTCAAATTAAAGTTTCTAACAAAATAATTCTTTATTTCCGTTCCTAATAAACCTGTACCTCCTAAAATACCAATCCTCATGTCTTTATTTCTCCTCCAATGCAACCGCTTACATTACCGATAACTTTAACACCCAATCTACGTAATACCGTTGGAATATTAACTAATTTAATTTCCAGATCACTATTAATTCTCATGACTTTTTTAACTTTGATTTGATTTTGTTGTATTGCTTTATCTACCAAACCCTTTAGCAATTCTTTTTCCCAATCTTCATACATTTCTTCTTTAGTTCTAATCCTAGCCAATTTGTAAGACATCATTATATTTTTTCGCTTTTTTTTCAATCTATCTTTCCACTTATCTATCGTACAATTATCTATTGCATCTGCTAAATTTTTCTTTCCATCTAATACCTTCTTGGCTGCTGCTTCACCAAATTTGCATTTTATAAGTTTCATATTTGTTTCATCGACATCCAGACAACCTGGAATAAAATCGCTATCTTCACCCATTAATGCTTTCATTCTGATCAATTGTTTTGGATTCACACCAAACTCTTCCATAATATCACGTTCTGTTTTAAAATGATCCATAATTGGCCTATAGATTCTAATATCTTCTTTCTTTAAAACTTGATAAAAATCTTTATCGTTTGAAATTATTACTACTCTATGCCCTTGATTCTTTAATGACCACGCTAAATATCCCATAACATCATCTGCTTCAATACCTTTAGCAATACACTGATTGATCCCGAATATTTCAAGATACTTACGCGCAGAATCTAGTTCGGCAAAATAATCTTTCATATCTATATATTTTCGATGTTTCTTGTAAAGAGGATATAATTTTCTACGATAATAGGATCCACTTACGTCCCAACAAATAGCTATCCTATCGAATTCTGTTTTCTTTACTAACGCATCTAGTGTGCGAAGTAATCCAAAGATAACAGTGGTGGGAATACCCATTGAAGTTTTGAGTAACCCACCCCTGCTCTCTTTAAATTGAGAATAGATGGCGAACGACATATTGTTGCCATCTAAAATTGCCACTTTCATTTTTTTCTTTCTTTATCTATGTCTTGCCTTCGTTTGTACACTGGATCACCATGTGTGTCTACTGCAACTGGCAAAAGTTCTGACTCTTCAATTTTATCTTTATCTTGAAAAACTTTAATGATTGAATTTGTTAATTCTTTTACATCGGCATCTTCCTCTTTTGTCATTTTTACATCGAGCCTTATTTGAAAATCAAAATTTTCATCCTGCTTGGCTCTTTGTCCAACCATTAATTCGATGTTTTCAAAAACTTCAACTAGGTTTTGCTTAATAGTCTTGTCTCCACACATTGTGTACAAGAAAGTTTGTACGTCATGGATTTTTGGCATTCCCTTCTCCTAAAATGGTTGCCTACCTGCACTTATAAAGTAAACAACTATAGATAAATCTAAAGCAAATCAATTGACATTTTATTAATGTCTTTTGATTTCTCCATCTTGTATCTTCGACATCGTATATGCAAAACCTTCTTCTAAAGATACATTAAATTTATTCGCAAGTCTGCAACAACAAAACATTATATCTGTATACTGTCCAACAAATTCTTGTTCATTCCAACGCTTAGTTCTGCCCATATGTTCATAAAGAATCCATCGTTGATATTTAAACATCGCTTCACTCAATTTTAAAAGAATCTCATTATATTCATATGCATGATTAGAACAATTTAATATTCTACAAAGTTCAGACCATTTTCCATGACTACATATTATTTTTATATTCTGTGTTCCTCTTCCAGTCATTTCGTAAGAAGCTATTGTGTGTAGCAAAATACTTGCCAATCCCTCACTCATAAATTTATAGAAAGCATCATCTTTTTTCATTTCAACATAATCGAACAAATATCCTATCTGGTAAGCAGCTATCACACATCTTTCTAATGGGATTCCTACATCGCTTAACAATCTATGATTACCTGAAAATTTTTCTGCCCACTCTATAACATTAGTTATTGAATTACAATTTATTTTATAATTCCAATCTGCTCTATGGTGTAAACCACTAATTTCATCTTCTCTCCAAGCATAGACAACAGGAAGTTCTACCATTTTATGTCTCCTTAGCTACTATAATAACTACACTTCTAAGTCTGCAGATAATGTACAACTTACTCTACCAGAATCTGTTAACCTAAAATAATCTTCATTAGATATATTCATAATCTTTTGTACTAGCGGCCAGATATAACGAACACGGATAACACTAATGTAGCTTGCCGAGAATCCCAATTCTTGAGCAATTTCTATATTTGATTTTCCTTCTATAATATGCAAAAATATTTCTCTATGTACTTCGCGTTTTAGAGATCTAGTAACTGCTTCAACAATATCTTTAGATTCTATACTACTCAAAGGATTAGTTTCACGTTTTGTATCTATTGCAATCTGTTGAAGAATAGTATGGTCGTCGTGCGAAAAATCTTGTCCTGGAAGATTAAAACTTGCACTTGAAATCGTTACATGAAATTTATGGAATTTTATTTCTTTTTTACGTATATCACGCATCAAATTTTTAATAACAGAAAACATAAACCTAAGATATTGTTGGTCGTCATTATAATAGTCAAAAAGTTTAATGAATTTTGCTTGAGATTCATTCATTATTTCATCAGTATCGTAATATAAACCCAACTGCATCTTAAGGGTTATAATAATCTTACGTACCTGCGCCTGTAATCTTACGTAAACTTTTTCTGCAGTTGAACCTCTGGTTGACATTTATAAAACCCTTTCTTTAATGCCCCCACTATTTTAATTATATAGTCTGCTGGCAGTCTATGCAACTGTTTAAAAAACAAAAAAGAGTAGGTTTTACCCTACTCTTTTGGTGTACTTCTCTTAAGTTGTAGGACTTTTTAGATCAACCTTCTTTTTCTTTCTTAGAAGGCTTCTCTCCATCAACTTTCTTTTCTTTCTTGTCTCCTGCAACCTTTTCCTTCTTGTCTGCGGCTTCCTTACGGCGTTTCTCACGAGCCTCTTCAGCCTTCTTCTTCTTCGCTGCCTTCTCTTCTTCCAGTTTCTTAGCAGCTTCCGGATCCGGCTTAGGCTGAGCAATCATCTCAACTTTACCGTTATTGTAGACCTTAAACATCTCAGGATGAGTTGCGTAAACGTAGTTCAGGTAGCCAGCGTCCAAGCTGAACTTTGCGCCCTTTTCCTTCTTGGTGCCAGCAAGAATGGCACGAATGTCTTTGGCATTCTTACCTTCCTTGACAGCGTTGGCAATGATCTCGAAAGCCACCTGTCGAGCCGATCCCGGCTCAAACCTTGTACCAGTCGCCGGATGGATAGCTGTCTTGGAGTTAGCCTTGGCTGCTCTCAAGATAACTTCCTTTACCTCGACCACTTTCTCCTTCTTGGGTTCCTTCTCAGCCTTAACTTCACCTTTGGGTTCCTTCTCGTCAGACATTTTGCTTCTCCTTGCCTATGGGGTTTCTCTCTTACCTACACATTTAACCACACTATCCGATCAAGCGTTTACGATCTTTTTACTTTTTTATCCTCCTTTCTTTAACCAGATAGACAACTTACCTACATACCAGTATAACATATCTAGAAAATTTTAAACAAGTCTTTTATTAAGGTAAACTTTCAGCGATTGAATTAATTCTTTCAGCTATCTTCGCACATTCAAAATTTTCTTTTGTTCTAACAAAAGCCTTTTGTCTTATTCCTTCTTTGTCTTTTTCTGGCAGGTCTATAAAGTCGTTGATTGATTTAGTAACATCTGCCACATCTATAGGCCAATATTCTCCATCAAAAATGTGGTTATATGGTCCCTGTCTACATTCTTCTGTGCAAAGAAGAACACATCCATATAAGCTACATTCATGATGTGTATAGTTCTGGTAAGTACGAGTAGTCATATCTATACTACCTAAAGATTTTTTGTAAACACTCTTAATCACATCATAAGATTGAAAACCGTGATACTCATGCTTGTTTTCTTTTGTGACATAACAATCTTCTACCCAATCAACTCTAATAGAACTGTTCCAATCAGAAGTCCATACAAGTTTGTGATATTCCATGCCACCATTATAAAAATGAATTGGAACCTTTATATCGTTACCAGTTTCAAGGATCATCATGTGGTTTTTCCACTTGATCCACTGTGGACACATGCACAATCTTTGTTCTCTTTGTATGTCAGGATAATTTGTAGCACAGTTATCTGTATCTATTGGGAAATACAACCAATCTGTTAGAATCTTTTTTCCAGGAAGATTGGCATAACTTTCCACAGATTCTATAAAATTATGCTGTGCAGCAAGTATAACATCTATATAATCGTGAACTTCTATAAACCATTCATTAGTCTTGTGCCATTTCTTATCATGGAAGATAACAACTTTTGGTTTGTTACATAAGGTATATAAATCTTTCCATTCTGACATTCCTTCTGCTGCAAGATTCCCTTTTGTAGGGTGTGGTGAAGGATGAACAAATATTACGTAATCATAGTTTTCTAACAACTGCACATAATATTCTTTATTCCAAGCACCTTTAAATCCTAAAGATTTAGAAGGCACTTTTTCTCCACGTTTAAACTTATCACCTATAGGTGTAAAATCTGTTTCTGAACATTTAAATCTGCCTGTTCGTGTAGCATAATAATGATCTGCCTGCCACCCAATTTTTTCAAACCCCTTAACTATTTGGTGGGACCATGTGGTAATCCCACCAACATCAAGAAGTACCCAATTAATCAACAAAACTCTTTTCTTTTCTAATTTCACTTTATCATCCTTTTAAATTTCTTCCACATTAAAATAACTGTGTAGCTTTGTCCTAAGAGATAGTAGTTTTGAATTAAATTGTGCTGTCTCACCTTTTTCATAACCCATACATTCCATAATATCTTTCTTATCTAATTCTGAATCGAGATCATACAATTCTAATACTACTTCCATATATTCCCTATCCCACTCTGTAAAGAAAGTATACAGTGGTGGAACTTTAATTTTTTCGTACATATCTTTCACATTATCTATTGTTTCTTTCAATAATCTATTTTTTGTTTCATCGTTTACAGTCTTATGTTTAATATATTCATAAGTCTTTTCATCTACATTAAAATCAGATTCATTACCATGATCTTCTTCATTATCTTTTTTGTTACCAGAAGGGAATACTAACTTTTTGTTTTTTCTAATATAAGTTGCTACATAGTGCAATACTTTTCTTCTAATCACACATCTTACAACCCAATCAAAATCTGTATATTTATTTCTTTTATGAAAAAGTGCTATCAATTCTGTACAAACAAAAGAATCCATATCTTCAAATTGATTCTTCAAAAACTGTTTTTTCTCACAACAGAATTTTATATATGGTCTATATTCTTCTAAAAATTCTACCAATTCATTTTGAAACTTGGTTAATTTCTCTACGAAAAAAGTCGGCTACCGTGCCAGTCCCTCCTATACCAAATGTTTGTGCAGATAATCCAAATAATCTTTTCCCCAGATTGACAATACTTTCTTCATCTTTTGATATTGCTAACACTATAGATTTTGTACAATCATCACAAATAGTTAATTCTTGCTCTGTGTTGAATTGAATTTTACAAACTCTACACACTTTTATCATTTTCATTCTCCTTGTGTGATATAACTTGAAACTACTTCATTATAAAATTCTTTTGGTGTACGAATTGTTTAACTTTTTTCTTAATCTTTGTTCGTTCTTTTCAATTTTGTCTTGCAGTAATGCTTTCATGTTTCCTAATTTCCCGTGTACACCTTCGTTTCCAGTATGGTGTGTTTCACATAAAGTGATTAAATTATTTGCAGAATTCTTTCCACCTAAACTTTTATATATGACATGATGTGTGTGGTCACCTTGCATACCACACATTTGACACAAATCATTATCTCTAGTCAAGACATAATTTCTTAGTTCTTTCGTTATTTCAAGATATTCTTTGTTCGGGTTTAAAGTTGAAAGACTAGTAACACTCATTGACATTCTTCTACTAACTTTTCTACTGCCCATCTTGTTTTTCCTCCTATCTTAAATCTACCCATTTCTGTTGTGTGATTTCTAAAATCTTCTATTGTTAGTCTATCTGACATCTTTTTCTCTTCCATATACCCAATCTTACTTGGAGTACAAATGAAAGATGTTTCATGTTTTCTAAAACAAATAAGAAAGAATGCTTTACCTCCAGCCTTTTCTACACCGAATAGGCATGGAATTTGATGAGGTCTAACATCATTAACAATGTTAAATGAATTTCCATCTGACAATTTACATTCTATAGCTATAAAAATAGAATTGTAAACAAAAAAGAAATCAAATGGTTTTTTACCTGTTCTACGCATATCTGGAAGTAACTGAACGAAACACTCATCACCATAAACTAATTTTAATTCTTTTCTTACTTGTGCAGAAAATATTGATTCAGTCTTTGCCATTATTAATGCTTTCTAAATCAATCCTTTTAGAAGCATATTCAGTTAATTCTTCACTATGTGTAACAATTATCAATTGAATTCCAAACTTTAAACATATTTCGCTTAAAAACCTACTCATCAATTCTTGACGCTCTCCTTCAATGCCACCAGTAGGTTCATCGAGGATAACTATTTTTCTACTATTCTTGTCTAGTTTAACTAATACAATCCTAAATATTGTACCTATAATTTCTTGCACTGATCTTCCTTGACACATCTTTATATCTGTCCACATATCACATGCATCGGTCTTAATTAAAAAATCACATGAAGAAGAATTTCCTCTAGTCTTCATATCGAATTTAAAATCATAATCATCGCTAAAAAGATCTTTAAGTCCTGCTGCTATAGTGTGTTGAAATAATTCTATTATTTTATCTTGATTAAGGTTGCTTATGAATGTTAATAACTGTATACATCTTTCCAACTCTTCTTTATCTTTTTCGTGCAACCTATATTCTACTTCATTTTCTTTTATCCTACCTTTAATTTCATTCTTTCTACCACGCAATTCTGCTACTTTAGTTTTGATTTCTTGCAAGTACATCTTCTGCCTCCTTTAATACTTTTTCTAATTCTTTTTCTAATTTTTCTTTTTGCTCCTGTTTATCATTAATTGTTTTTTCTAAATCTTCTATCTTAACCCCCATAACATTTAATTCTACAATAACTTCCTCTTTTGATTTCTCTGCAGAAATTTTCTGTGCTTTCAAATTATTTATCTTTTCTTGAATCTTACGTATGCGTTTCGCTGGATCTTCCATTTATGTCTCCTCGCCTAATGCTGCCACCTTATCTTTACAACGTTTAATGATTTTCTCTGTTATTATTTTTTTTAAATCAGTTGGAAGCTTGTTTATATCAAAGTTGTCTAAAATAGAAAGTATATTTCCTGCCATAATCTCATCGTCTTTCAATGAATCTAATGCATCAATAAATTTTTGTTTTTCTTCTTCTGAAGAATTAATTTTGTTTTTTGAATCTATATTAAACACATCTTTTTTGTATGGTAAATCTACATATCTAATGTCTATCTTGCCAGAGTCTATGTTTATTAATGCAAATTTTGGAACACGATTCATTTCTATTTTTGATGCTTCCAACCTTACCATAGATCCTGGATTAACAAAATAGGTTCCTAATGAATTTTGTTTTATATCAAAACCTGGATGATAATGTCCTGTCATTACTATATCTACAGCAGTTTGTATTGAACACCAATTAACAGTCTTACTTTTTCCATTCACAATTACTGCATTGTCATCTGTTATCATACTGTGAACTATTGCTATTCTAATCTTTTTTAATTTTATATCTTCACAAGGTATATGTTCTGGACACTCTAATTCGCGTGAAAAATCATAACCTTCTACTATAACATCGTCTGTTTCTATTGGATTAGTGGCCAAGAATTTAAACCAAGAATAATATTTGAAAAGTCCCAATTTACCTTCTTTGTAAGACGATTCAATATTACCTCCTATACAATCATGATTCCCTATTAAGAAGTATGTTGTTAGATTATATTTTTCAAATAGTTCTGCAACCCTTACTGCAACGAAATCTGGTTGTGAAGGCGTGTGCCAAAAATCTCCACCACAAATCGGTATACATCCTTCAGACTTAGCAAACCTTAATATAAATTCCATCTTACTTAACGCAGTTTCTAATATATCATCTGTTCTATTTAAAGGTGTCCTATGGCGAAAATGACAATCAGTAAAAAACAATAATTTTGTCATTGCTTTACCCCACACAAAGGACAAACACCTAATTCTTTCCATAAATCTTTCAATTCTTTTTTAACCAATGGCATATGTGTATTTACTATTTCCAATTCTATTTCACTATCATTCAATTTGCTTCTTTGTCTTTTAAGATTTTCACATTTATCTTTTAACTCTGAAATCTTTTCCATATTGTCTACTGCTTTTGATAAATCAATATTTGGTATTTCTGCAACTTTTATTGATTTGTCGTATTTAAATTTCAAGTCTTTACAAATTTTTAGATTAACCGAACAATCTTCTAATCTTTCTTTTAATTTTATTAACTTATCTGTATCTATGTGTTGATCATCAATTTTTTTAATTAATTCAATTGCAAGTTTATATTTATCTTTCAATGTTCTTAAACTATCGATTCCAGATTTTACTTTATCTAATTTTTCTTGTATTACTTCTGCTTGTTTTACTAATTCATTTGCTTTTTTCAAATCTGGTAAAGATTCTAATAAACTTTTGTCTTCATCGATCTGATCAGAAAGTTGTTTGCTTAGTTTTGAATTTTCTAATCGTTCTTTATTAAATTCGGTAATAGATTTCTGTAATAAAGATACTCCAGTTAACACGTCTATGACACTAGCTTTAACTGGACCAGTTTCGTGGATTAAAAATGGTTGGTCATCTTGCATGAATATATTAAGTGGAAATTCAAACTTATTAGTTTTGAATTGGTGTACGTTTAGAATTTCTTTTACTCTTTGTGGTACACCATAACCAAAGTTTTCAAACTCTTCATCATTCACCACATATTTATTTAATCCTGTACCTTTTATTCTTTTAACAACGTCTCCATTGAAGTATGTTATCTTTACTAAAGTTTCAAGCATTTCTCCATCTTCTATTCTACGCATCCAATCTCCAACAGGTTCATTATAAAATGCCCAATATAAAGCTCTAATGATAGAACTCTTGCCAGCATTATTGTGTCCAACAATGACATTAAATTTTTCATCAAATTCTATTGTAATCTTTTTGTGTATTTGAAAATTGATTAATTTTAATTTCTTTATCATCACACAAACTCTGGAGTAGTAGCAGACAACCACACCCTAAAATCAACCTTCCCGCCACACTTAGGACAAGTGACCTCATCACCTTTATTAAATTTCTTGAAATCAATTTCATATTCTTTACTTCTAAATTTACAAACTTCTGGATACCAATGATCTTTAATAACTTGTTTTTGTATTATTCCAAATTTACAAGTCAGCATATTATAAGAAACTCCAATAAACTTTTTTTCTTCAATGCAGAAAATAGCAGGCCATCTTTTATTTTTACTATTTCTTTTTTTAGACAATTTCTTCTGTTTCTTTTTCTCTCTATCTAGAGATTTGAGTTTCTTTTTCCATTCGCGCTTCATTTTTTATCACTACTCCCAAATCCTTTTTCACCACGTTCTGTCTTTGTTAATTCATCTAAAGTTTTAACATATTCAACCAAAGGTTCATCATGATTCAATATTAACATCTGCGCTATTTTATCACCTTCTTTAAATTCAGGTTCCTGCAAGTCTTCAATTGTAGACATCTCACGTGTTAAGTCACAAAAGAACATTGCACTTCTTTGAAGCAATACACAAATTTGACCACGATAAGGAGAATCTATAACTCTACCTAATATAGAAATTCCTCTACTACCTAATCCAGATCGTTCTAAAACAATGCCACATTTTCCAAGAGGAATTTCTACATACAAACTCGTAGGTATCTTATACACTACATGTTGTCTAATCCTAATTGGACCTTTCACTGCTATCTTCAAATCCAAACCAGCATCACCTGTATTGGCTACAGATGGCATACATATTCTTTTATCAACAAAACCTTTAATCATTACCTTAAACCCCTTAACCATGCCTAACTAACTGTAGGCGAGCCATTTTGTGTTTGCACAATTTGTTCTACGAACACGTTTTTAGGGTGGGTGGTATGTTGGCACCACCACAAAACACCCTAAAACTACAGAACACGCTAATCGACATCATCACCTATTTCTTTTGCTTCAGTTGTATCGTCACTGTCTTCTTCAGAAGCTGGTAAATCACCACCCTCTTTTATTTTATCTATTATGAAATCATATATACTTTTTTCACCATTTTCTTTTGAAGATTTTTCAAATTCTTCTATGAAACTGATAGCAGAATTTTTTCCTACTCCTAGTTGCATTTTATCTTCCTTAAGACCTGTAATTGAGTATGTCTTACCTTCCTTAACTATTACTCCCATCAACAATCCTGTACTTAATAAATTTCTTGCAAGATCGAATCCTTTACTAAAAATTAAATCTGCTTCACAAATTCTAAATGGTGGAGCAACTTTATTTTTCTTAATCGTAAGTTTAGTTGTACATCCTATTGATTTACCTTTAGTTCCTATCTCACCAGTTCTACGTACATCTACACGAACCGATGCATAGAATTTCAAAGCTCTTCCACCAGAAGTTGTTTCAGGTGAATTGTGAACTATGACACCATTTGGTCCACCGACAATATAGTTGTGATTATCTTCAATTTCTAAATCATATTTATATCGTTTTCTACCTTTGGTATGTCTATAATTTATTTCTTTTTTAAGAATTTCTACTGGAATGTTTTCATTCACAATGTCTATTTCACACTTATTTTCTAATTTAGGAATATTGCAAAATTTTGAATGTAATTTATAATGCATACATTCAGGCACATATTTGGATATTGCTTTATGAAAAGAAAATGTTTGTTCACCACCATTAAAATACAATCCTTTTCCAATTTTTACCTGTGGTTTTTTAATTCCTAAAGATTCTATCCAATTTGCTGCACAATTTAATTGTTCTTCATTCATCAATTTAGAACAAATTGATGTTCTACCAGCACCCCACAATTCTTTAGTTAGTACATAAGTTCCATCGTCTAAATACCAAATAGTCAAAGCTAATAAACCACATTCTTTAAATCCAAACCAATCGTTTTTAAATTTATAATTCCCATTACAAATTTCTTTTCTATATTTTTCTAATCTGATATCTGCATTAGTATCATATCTAAAATTTGTTGTATTGTTTTCTTGCTTTACTTCTCCACCTAAAATTGGTTTAAATAAATTTGCTTTCCATCTAATATATCCTTCTTGTTCTTTACAATGACCCAACCTAAATCCAGATTTATGATAACTAATTTTTCTTAAAGAACCGTCTCCCAACATAGAACCTATAAGTAAATCTTTAAAATATTTACAATCTTTATGTGAATCATAACTTAACAAAAAATCTCCAACTCTAAAATCACCAGCATTTTTTTCTATATATTTTCCATTGTCACATAAAATCATTTTATGATTAGATGTTACTCTAAATTTAGAATATCCACATTTATTTGGAGCAGTTGTTTTGAATTCTAAAAAATTATCTTCTACACCATTATTAAACCATCCAATTATGTTTTTAGATTCTATAGTATTTGATTCTTTATTTAAAGATAATACCTTAACGTCTTTTTTCTGATTTACTATTTTACCGATTTTTTCAGTAGTACCATCTGCTAAACAAATTCGCGAATCATAATCAAAACATCCCCATCGAACTCCAATCTTTTCACGTATTTGATTGATGAATATGGCGGTACATTCTGTGCGTGAAATTATTGAAGTCAGTTTTCGCATTGCCTGTGACATTAATCTTGCTTGTAACCCCATATGTGACTCGCCATACTCACCTTCTAATTCTGCCCTTGGTACTAATGAAGATACTGAATCTACCACAACTATATCAATTACACCACTTTCAATAAAATGCTGTGTCAATGTTAAACATTCTTCGGCATGAGATGGTTGACTTAAAAGTAACTTATCTAAATCCACACCTAATCGTTTACACCAAGCTGGATCTAAAGAATGTTCCATATCACCATACCATGCCCAAGCTCCCTGTTTTTGTGCTTGTGCAATCGTAGTCAAAGCAGCAGTTGTCTTACCTGAAGATTCAGGTCCATAAATTTCTATGATACGTCCTTTAGGAAAACCTCCTACACCTATAGCTAAATCAAGTTGAGGTATTCCTGTTTTCCAAGCTGGTACTATCTTAATAGCCTTTTCTGTCAATTTCATTACTATCGAATTCTCACTGAACTTTTCGCGAGTCTTCGCAATTAAGTCGTCTAACGAAATTCCCACAGTGAACTCCTTTTTATCTACAAAAATGTGCTGTAATCCGAAGACTACAGCACATTCCTGCCCACCACATTACTTCTCTTCTGTCTTAGGTCTCGGACGCTTGATTCCATCAATGACCTGATAGCGTGGAGCTGATTTATCTTGATTCTTTTTCTTGTCACGAATCAGAATACGAAACTTATCACCGTAAAATGCTGTGAGATCGTAATTCTGACCAATCTTGGGTTCTTCATTAATCATGACTTTCAACCATTCCCACAGTTTCTTTCCAGGAGAAAGGTTTGCATCAATGATTGTTTGCATCTGAACGCCTTTGGCAGATTCAGAACTATTCTCAAGTTGACCATCGATCAACTTAAAGAAAAACTTGATGTAAGGTCCGTAGTTACCAGATCCAGGTTCTGCCTTTTCCAAGGTAGCTTTGTACCATTCATCTGGTTCAACGTACTTACGAGGTTCTGCGTCTGTAGCTAACAGGCTGCTCACAGAAACCTTTTTCACCTTCGTCTCTTTTTCTGGCATGTTTATTTCTCCTTTGCCTTGTTTTAAAACTAAAATCGCAATCCTAAAACGCTAACTACCTATTCTTAAATTTGTTATATCTAAACTTTTAGTTTCTTTTGTTTCTATTTCCAAAGTTGGCACATCTGTTATTGGCATCTTTGTATTTCCACCTTGAATTATATTTCTTAATGTTTGTAACATCTTTCCTTTGGTTACCAAAGAAGCATGACATGCATTACATAACAATCTATATCTATATTCTGCATCTCTTAATTTTTTCTTCTTTCTTTCCATTATTTCTTTATACTTAAAAGATATTCTAGCTTCCACTTCTTTCTGTATAGGTTTGGGTACGCCATTCATTTGTAATTCATTAAAGCATCTTGAATATTTTGATTCATACCACCAATTGAATTTATCTTGTTCTAGCATTAATTCATATCTTGATTTTTCAGCAATCGCCGACCAATATGATTCTAATGTTGCTTGTTCGTCTACATGTACAGCAAGTTCAGGGAGGGGCATTTCTCCTCCCTGAACTTTCAGTATGTCTAAACTGAAACCTAAGTGATCGAGATCAGAAATAATTTGTTTGTTTTCATAAACAAATTTTATACCTGTCCTAGTTTTTTCCATTTCTATCCCAACTGACTTCAGTTGAGATTTTGCTATTATTTCTTTTTTTACTGGATCTCTTTCAGAAATTGCCATTTGGTTTCCTTAGTCTTCGTCAGAATCATCCTCATCGTAAGATTCAAGGGCTGCGATCAACTTACCTTTATTGCAGTCATCTATAGCTATACCGCGTGGAGATTTCTCAATACCTCTCTTTTTACACAACTCTTTTAACTCTTCTTCTTTCATGTCAGAATAATCTATATCTTCTTTCTTTGTTACAGCAGCATCTTCTTTCTTTGCTTCTGGTTTATCGTCATCATCCTCATCCTCATCATCCTCATCCTCATCCTCATCATCTTCATCATCGTCCTCGTCTTTCTTTGTTATAGTAGTATCTTCTTTCTTTACTTCTGGTTTATCATCCTCATCGTCTTCTTCATCGTCATCGTCATCTTCTGTATCTTTGTCATCATCGTCATCATCATCGTCGTCATCATCATCGTCATCGCCATCTTCCTCGTCGTCGTCGTCCTCGTCCTCGTCCTCGTCCTCGTCCTCGTCGTCATCTTTTTTAGATGTAGGTTCGGATGTTTCTTCTTTTTTCTCAGACTTTTCTTCGTCTTCGTCTTCGTCTTCGTCTTCATCGCCATCCTTTACAATGTTGGCTACATTTAATGTCTTACCCAAACCTTCCAATTCTTCCCATTTTTTTTCGGTTACAGTGGCGACTTCCATAATCAAATCTTCAGCCTTCTTTTCTGAAGATTCAACTGCCACGCTGATATTCATAATACCAGTGCGTCCAGTTTTAAAGTCAATGCCATGTGTTACTGAAACTCTTGAAACTTCACTCATCTCGATTCTCCTTGTTCGTTGACCGTTTACCTGCACTTTACTACAACTGTTTTCTGACAAAAACTAACAACTCCTTTTAAAGTCCTAACTTTATTACCTTTGATTTTATTGGACCTCTATCTACATATAAAAGGTTATTTCCACGATTTTTCTTAGCGAGAACTATGTAACAACAATTCTTAGTGATTTCGTTTTGCAGTTTTTCCCATGCACTTGCAAAAACTGTCATACTACAATCGAACTCTCCATCCGATAAATCGACAAATGCCATTTCTCCACCTTTCTTATCTGTCCACTTTTTTATATTCTTAACATATGCTGCGACAACAAGCATAACATCATTTTCGTAATCATCTATTGCGCTTAAATATTCTGCATCATAATGTGAAATAATATCTACATATCTTTTCAAAGGATTATCCATTACAGCAAAACCATAAATTTGATTTTGAATAAAAATCTTGTTGAATAAAGATTTCTTAGACTTTTCGCTTTCGAAATCAAAAGTAACATCTCCACTTCCACAATTACTACAAGCAGCAGTTTCTAAATCTTCAGCCTTTATTACGCAAGGGAATCTAAACTTACAGTCTGGGCAATAGTATTGTCTAAACACTTTCTTCTCATTTCTACTATCTATAAAATCACTATATATTTCTTCAATAGTCTTTTCTTCAATATTGTTGAATGTTCCTGCTAATATTAGATTAACCAAAACTCTAACATTGCAAACCCTTAAATCTATTCTACCCATAAAATCTTCGAAAGATTTAAACTTACCATTACCTCTTTCTTTTAAGATTTCTGTTATTACTTTTTCTCCCACATTTGATACAATAGAAAATGGTTGTATCACCTTTTGTTTTCCTAAAACAAAGTTTACATCTGAAAGATTTATATTAGGTCTACTAATCTTTATCTTTAATTTTTTACATTCTTCTAGATATTTAGGCATCATATCTTTATCACCAGAATTATAAGACATTAATGATGCCATGTATTCACGTGGATAATATGTCTTTAACCATCCGGTCGTATAAGTTATCAATCCATAAGCTGTTGCATGGCTGATGTTGAAACCGTAACCTGCCCACTTTATACACCACGCCCAAAGTTCTCTAGCAGTAGATTCATCAACCTTATTCTTTACGCATCCTTCTATAAACCTATTTTCCCACTTTTTAAATTTTTCTAAATCTTTTAACTTTGTTGCCTTTCTAAAATTATCTGATTCTGATCTTGTCATTCCTGCTGCGACAACACCAATTTCCATTAACTGTTCTTGGAATACTAGACATCCTAACGTATCTCTTAACACTGGCTCTATAATTGGATGCATGTAATCAAAATTTCTACCATTACGCCTATTAACGTATTCGTCTGCCATTCCTGCCTTCAAGATAGCAGTTCTATATAAACTAATCAACATAACAATATCATAGAAACATTTTGGCTGTAATTTCTTGACAAGCTCTGCCATTCCTTCTGAAGTTTCTAATTGGAACATTCCTATAATCTTGCCTTCACAAATAGTCTTAAACACTTCTTCATTTTCTAAATCGTTTAAACATGTATTCCATATATTATCTATTTTCTTTTCACCAACATTTATCATATCTACAGTTGTCTCAATGACATCTAATGTTTGTAATCCTAAAAAATCTATCTTTAATATATTTAAATCTTCAAGACCATACATATCCCATTCTGAAACTTTAACAGGCTTTCTTTCATCTGATGCAGTTTCGATTGTAAATGCTGTCGGAACCCAGTCTTCTAGTTTTGTTGGTGTCAATATCATTCCAGATGCATGTACACCCTTTGCTCTATTAACACTTTCTAACTTTAATGCAGGTTCATAAATTTCTTTATTCTCACCTAACCAAATCAATGTTTCTGGACTCATAGGATATTCATCATCGTTAAATTTTCTTGTTTTATCATTAATCTTTTTAGTTACCGCATTCATCTCTTGGAAATCGTGTCCTAATACTTTACCTATGTCTTTAATAAGGTTACGTGGTTTCCAATCTTGATATGTTATGATCGCTGCAAATTTTTCTTCACCATATAATTCCTTAACTGCATTCTTCACTTTTTCTCTGCCGTCTCTACCAAAGTCCATATCGATATCTGGCAATGAAAGTCTATCTTCTGTTAAAAATCTTTCAAATATAATGTTAAATCTTATTGGATCTATTTGTGTTATATCCATTAAGAATGCAACTAAACTTCCACAAACTGAACCACGTCCCGGACCTACTGGTATTTTCATTTCTCTTGCTCTTCTAATAATATCAGCACAGACTAACATATAAGATTCCATTTTTAACTTACCAATAACTCCTCTCTCCATTTTCAATCTATCTTGATATACATTAGAACATTGTTGTACTGGAGTTAATTTCTTCTGCCAACCAAAATCTATTAACTTATCAAATTCTTCGTGAGGCTTTGCACAAAATTCTGGTAAACAAACCCTATCAGTAGGTGTTAAATCTACTTTTTCAATTTTATTAGAAATCTCCACTGAATGTTTCAAACCTAACAACACATCTTCTTCACTTAAATAATCATCGTGAAACGCTTGCCATGAGTTATAATTTTGTTCTCCACTCTTTAAATATACTTCATGTGTAGGATAAGTACCATTGTTTTCTTCAGATAATGTTTTCTTTCTACTGTAACACTTTACTATATCATGTTCGTGAAAATCTTTTCTATAAATATAGTGGCTATCACAAGTTATAAGCAATTTCCCATTAAACTTTTTGCAGAGTTTCACAATATACTTATTCAGCTTTCTTTGTATTTCTAAATCGTTTAATGATATTTCAAAATAGAAATCTTCGCCAAATAAATCGGTAAAGAATTTTATTCTTTCTAAAAGTATTCTCTTCTTAACATCTTTATCTGTATGGAATTTATCCATTTCTTCAAGGTGATTCCAGCCTATCAATCCTCCTACACATGCAGTAGAACATATTAGCCCTTCTCTATGATCTTTCAACATTTTCATATCTATTCTTGGTTTTTTAAAATAGCCTTTCTCCCACGATAATGCTTGCAATGTCTTTAGGTTGAACCAACCTTGATTATTCTTGGCAAGCAAAACTGTGTGAGCATAATTGTATGGAATTGATGATGCTTGGTTTTCTATGTCATCTACGTAATACGCTTCTAAACCTGCGACTGGTCTTATGTCTTTACCTTTACATTCTTTAAATAATTCATACACACCACCTAATGTTCCGTGATCACATATAGTTACTGTTTTTCTTTTTAATTCTATGGATCTCTTTACAAGATCAGATATTTTTATAATACAATCTCCAACGCTAAAATGGGTATGACAGTGGTGTTCATTATACTCAAGATTTTTCACGCAATGCCTTTCCTTTATTGACAACTAAAGATCTATTAACCAAACTCCTCAAAGAAGAAGATGCTTTAAATTTCACAGAATAAGAAATTGGTATTTCTACCATTATTCCTTTGAAATTTTTAAACTTAGCACGTTTCCTCTTACATATATAAAACCTGCCGAACTTTCTTATATTTACTACCCCATTTGTCTCTAGATTCTTTTTAATACCATTCATTATATAATCTATGATTGTCTTTACTTCTTGTACTGGTAATTTCATAATCCTAGATAATTCAGATACCAATTCTGGATCAGTCTTAGATCCTAACCCTTTTTCTATCTTATAATTTTTCACTTCTTTTCTCTTTCCATTTTTTCTATTATTTCTTTCTTAAAACCTCCATTCTCCATGGAATCTAAAACATCTTCTATGTAATTTTGATAATTGCTTTCGCCATATTTTAACAAACTGCATATCAAAATTGTCTTTCCAAAATCTTGCCAGAATGCATCTTCAATTGGATCTATAAATTTATCCATTAACATCCTACAATGATTTTCCAAATCAATCTGTTCTGAATGTACAGATTCTTTGAAAACAGCACAACGAAGATGTTTTTCAAAATCATATAATCTAAATATATTATCCCAGAAAGCATCTATCAAAAAATCTTGCGGCATTAAATCATTACATTTATAATTGTAATCATAAAATTCATTTTTTTCTTCACCGAATTTTGGATTAGCTATACAGAAATAGATAAACCCTTTCTTATTCATCAATGAACACATGCAAGCATGAAGCAAAGATAAGAAGAAATAATCGTTTACAAATTCTCCATCCAATTGCACTGTTCCAAAATTAGCTATCATATCTAATCTATCGCCAATACGTTTGAATGTTATGGAAATCAAATCAGGTATATTATTACTATCTTCAAAATCTAATGATGGATCAAATATAATACAACTACTTGTTTCTATGCCACCAGATTCTAAGTCTTCAAAACATTTCTGCAATTGATCTACGCCCATAGGTTTAACAAAATCTTCAGGATCATCTATTCTAGAATTTGTATTTATTGCTTCTTGCAATTGATCTGCACCAATCCAAAATCTCATCCTTGGCCCATATGCTCCACGCAATGTTATGTTGTCGTCTGTAAGATTGTTGACATGTTTACTATAATAGCTTAGTGGAGCCAACATATTGCTACCCTTCAAATTCCAAAGAAAATAAGCTAATCTAAATCCAAGATTTGTATGTTTTGAATTTACAAAACAATCATATATTCCTAAAGAACCATTTTTCTTAAAGATTATAGGTTCTCCACAAACATAATCTAAATTTTTTGTTGCCAATTTCTTATGCTGTTCATAAGAAATTATTTCTTTAATGTTTTCAATCGGAACCACTATCATGTTTTTATGTTTCCTCCTATTTCTTCTTTCATTTTTACTTCAACCTTGTCCTTACTAGCACTGTTTTTGCTTGTCCTAATAAAAGTCATTTTTGACTTATCTGCCTGTAAAACAAATCCTTTAGCTGCAAAGTCTCTGGTTTTGATAAAATCTATATTATAAATTTCATCTTGTTCACTTTCATCTGTCAATCCGATACTTATACCAACGTCAATATTGTCAATAATATTCTTTGCAAACGCCAAATCTGATGCTTTCAAATGTTCTTTTTCAGCTTTTGCAACTGCCATCTGATTAGCTGACCATGTTGGAATTTTGAAATAACGCGCTATTTCTTGCTTGATACCTACAGCTATTTCTAATTGTTTCTGCCAATCATATCCACCTTTTAAAATATTCATGTAATCAATCACTATTAATTTCGGCGGCTTATTTTTCTTAATAAATGATTCTATTTCATTCTTCAATATTGTAACTGTACAAGATTGAGGAATATCCATTACGTTAAATTTGTATGGATGTTCAGTCATGAACTTATTTACTTTTCTTTCTAAAATATTAAAATGATCTGTAGATAATGTGTAGTCTCTAAAGAATTTATAATTGATTCCAGATAATCTGCAATACAATCTTATCATGACCTGACTGGCTGGCATTTCAATAGTCACATACAATGCGTCTCCAAAACAAAGAAAGCAATTGTAAGAAAAATCTAAAAGCATTATAGACTTACCACGACCAGGAGGTGCAGAAATTAAACCAAATTCTGATGGACGCAAACCACCCATAACATTATCTAATTGTTCTATTCCAGTTTTAATACCTAAGTATTCTCTTGGATTTAATTGTATTTTCATATGTTCTTTTTTGAAATCTTGGAATTTAGATATAGGATCAGACAATGTGATGAACATTGGTTTTTCTTCTAGATTGCCAGTTATTGACATATAATCTTTAACTGCATAATCAATATATTGTTGTCCACCCTCTAGAGCTTTGGTTAGATTATTAAGTATTCTAGATATAGTTGCCTCCATAGTTCTTGCTTTTTCAAGTTTAGCAATTTTCATAATCGCTGCCATACAAGTTGTCAAATTTGCTTTCTTTTTTAACAACAATGTGCTTTCCCATAATCTTAAAAAAGATTTTCTTAATTTTAATGGTTTAGATTCTAAGTGAATTTTGAATGCATCTGTATTTAAAACTAAATCTTGACTTTCATAGAATGATATTATTTGTTCATATATCCATTTTAATTTACTGCTACTAAAGAAATCAGGTCTTATATTTTCTTTACACTTAACTATTACTTCACTATTTCTTAGACATCCAGCAATTATAATTTTTTCCGATTCTATATCTCTAAAATCGGAAACTTTAACTTCACCTTTTTTCAATTGTATCTCTCTTTCATTCTTTCTACTAATTCTTTATCGCAACTAATGTTTGATTTTTCTAATTCACATTTTTCATCCTTCATATAAGAACAAAATATATTGTTGAATTTACAATATTTTAGATCCACAATTTTACACCCCTTACCATCTAAAAATTTCCTTATAGAAACTGGTTCCAACAACATGCTTGGATTAATTAAAGTTTTTAATTCTACACATTCATTCATCCTTTTTGAAATATAATGTTTAACCACATAACGCCATTTACTCTCACGAACCTTCTCTCTAATAAGCTTCATTAGCTTCTTCATATTTAACCTGATCGATAACATTTCTGTTTGTGCTATTGCATCTGGAAAATGAATTTTAAACTGCTCCATGTAGAATAATACAAAATCTTTATAGGACCATTCGTTAATATCATCTTTTGTTTGTCCACCTTTTCCTATATTACCACGCAAATTTTCTAACGCATTAATTTCTTCATATTCTTGTTTCATTAAATTACAAATTCCATGTCCTATTCTATATTTATCATACAAACATTTTATCTTTTCTAGACCACATAAATATATTCCTTTATCTACACTAGAATATTTACATTCATTACATGGTTCTATAGAATTATATCTTTTACTTATAATTAAACGAACACTATTATTTGTCTTATGTCTCATTCTTTTAACAAGACCTCTTTCTATTAATCTAGTTAAAGATTTTTGTAAAGTCTTAACACTTATTCTTAAATTAGATGTTATCGTTTCTTCATCTAACATATTAAAATTTAAAATCATTAACATTATTCTAATATCCATCTTTGTTTTTAATCTTAATAATTCATCAAACATATCACTTCCAATAACTATACCCATTTTAACCTCCGAACACTTAACTATTTTCGCCACACAAAAGGCTAACATTACACAAGCCACACAGTTAAACGGTCGTAGAACAATCTATGCAAGCGCCGACACTATTTTTAAACACACACCAACCCTAAAAGGTTGGTTTTTTATTCAGTATGTTCAACATATCTTCTAACGATAGTGTTGGCTTAGATCCTAACGATGCACCTAGGAATTTTTCGAATATCTTTCTCTTAAAACTTAATTTCTCTAGAATCATATCTTCTATAGTACCCTGTGTTACAAGATTAATAACTGTCACTGTATGCTTTTGTCCTTTCCTATATACACGTCTTATTCTTTGATCTATTTTTGCAGGATTCCAAGGAAGATCAAAATTAACCACATATCTTGCAGCCTGCAAATTTGCTCCATACGCCATACTATCGCTACAGATTAAAAATTTATAATCTTCAATTTCTATAAATTTTTTCTTTATCTTTTCTGCTTCTTCTGGTCCAGTCTTACCAGTAATAGAAAGACACTTACCATATTTTTCCATCTCTCTTATAATAATTGGAATCATCTTATTGGCAAAGAAACTAAATATAAGAATCTTGTGCTTTTTCCCGATATCATTTTCTACTTTATCTTTCAATACTTCTAATTTACCACTCTCTTTTATTTCTGGATCAACTGTTTCTGTTGAATCGCATATTTGAATCAGATAAATTAACAATGCTCCTATCTCTGCCATATTAATTTTATTCTGTTTAGATTTATCTTTCAATTCTGCAAGCATACCTTCTCTTGCATCAAGATAAATTTTTCTTTGCATTTCCGTCATTGGACAAACTTCTGTCATTTCAATAAGTGGTGGTCTATCTTTCCACACTTCATCTACCGATCTTCTTATAATCCAAGATTTAATTATCTTCTTTAATCTATTTTCGTTTCTGTGTCCAACCACATTACCAAAGTAATCACGAACCAGATAATTGTTTTGAAAACTATGGTACTCACCAAGCAAACCTTTATGAACAAAAGTTAAAGAAGGATATATCTCGTCAATTTTGTTCTCAATAAATGTACCTGACATTGGTATGACAATTCTATCTCTAGGCATTTCTTCAGTGATTTTTATAATTGCTTTTGTAGTGATTGCTTTTATATTCTTAACTCTAGATGCTTCATCTATAAATATTCCTTGAAAATGTTGCCCAATTATTATATCTTTAAATTTATCAATAACTTCAAAATTAACTATTGCTATCATTTTATCTACTATTTGTGAACGAAACCTAACAAGAGGATCATACCTTTCACGTTTACATTTTTCATTTCTATCACAATTCTTGCAACATATGGTCCTTAAATTCAATGTATTTGTTATTCCCAGTGGACAAACAAAATCTTTATAAGAATCAAATACAGATACTTGCTTAGGATCAATCTTTGTAAAACTTAATATTTCATCTCTCCATTGATATTTTAATCTATTTGGACAAACAATTAAGAATTTCTTATAATCATCTTCTATTGCCTTACATATAATTCCAATTGCTTCAATCGTTTTCCCTAATCCCATATCATCACCTACCAGATATCTCTTTGCTTCAATACACACATTTATAGCCTGTGCCTGATAAGATAAAACTTTTTTTGTTTCATCATCTGTCCATAGTTTAGATTCAAATTCAATATTTTGTTTTGCATTTTCTATTCTTTTCATTTTACCTTTATATGTCTTTTCTGCATTTAATACTTTTTCTGAAAAGAATAATCTTATATTGGATTCTAAACAAATCTTACGCAATTTATCTATATGATGTATAAAAGTTACATATTGATCCCTTCTTTTTTCAACAGCAGAGATTACTGGCATTTGCCTTAAACTATCTACTAATTTGTCTTTCATGTGAGAGTTCTTGCATTTAGCTGTTAACAAAAGCTCCCAATTTGGATTTAAAGTTGTGTATATTTTTGATGCCATATATATATAACATTTGGATAGCGCAATTTAATTAATCATTTTTATGCAATTTGTTTTTTCAAAATCCTACCAAATGCACACAGATATATATAATTTCCACAAGTTATAAATCGATGAGATCCACTATATGGAGCTCTAGCACCTTCAGTAATAAATAAACTGTCTACAACAAAAGTCAAACCATCCCATTTGTATATTATATGTTCATAACTACCAGCATAGGCAGAAATATATAAATACGATCCATATCCATAGCAAGATTGAAAATATGTACCCAATCCTGTATCTGTAATAACCCACGCAGAATCTAAAGAAGGAAGTTTCCATAAATCATCATTTAAAGGTGAAGCACCGTTGCATGTATATAATTCGCCATTAAAAATACCCATATTTTGACCATTAGGTGCATATCCAGAAACATATTGATTCTGTGTTAAAATATTATCATCTCCTGTATAATACCGACTTCTTGCCATTATAGCATTTTGGAATCTTTGATCTAAAAAAGAAGCACAAACCTCATTATAATCTGATGGCGGTATTTCAAAAGTTTCTTTATCCCAATTTGATTGACTTATTCTTCGAAAACGATTTGTATAATGCATTGTTGTGGGTGAATAGGTTAACCAATTATGTGAATGCATCCAAAATAAATACGTTCCATTATTGACAAGACCAGCATAACCTTGTGATGTAAATTCAGCATCTGGCATTTCTTCTAAAGTTAGTGTTCCATCATCATCCAACTTGTAAACTTTATCTCTACCTGAATGTTGAGAATCTATTAATAATTGACCATTATCATTGCCAAGACTCGGAATAGTAGAACCTGCCATACTTAATCCGGTTTTTATTGTAGAGTAATTTCCAGCAGAATCTCTTTTTATTATTGAACTATTTGACATCTGCATATAAATACTAGAACCAATTGCCAACATAAATTGTGGATAAATTCCAGTACCATAAAAATCATGATCTATTTGCCATTCTGGATTAATATATTTAGGACGTCCCCTCATACCTGCTGGAGACTTAATAAATCCCCCTCTTCTTGTTCTATAAAAACTGCCGTATGGAAATCCATCAGCCATTTATATTATCCTTAAAAATATGTAATTACGATTGCTATTCCATCAGAGCCGTTTCCACCAGCTCCGCTTGCGTAACCATTTACAGAGCAGCCGCCACCGCCTCCACCGGCTCCGTACTTTCCAGCAGCACCACCTGCTCCACCTGCTCCCGTATTTGAACCACCACCACCACCACCACCACCACCACCTGACGGTGTATTGTCTGGCTGGCTAGTTCCTGCACCGCCTGCGCCGCCTGGATTTGATCCTGCTGTACCACCAGTTTTGTTTCCTTCTGCGCGTGCTCCATCTCCACCAGCAGAGGGATTGAAGACAGTTCCAGGAGGGCTCAAATAGTATCCACCCCAACCGCCACCGCCTCCACTGGAAAGTCCGGCATAACCTTTCTTATAATATATACCAAGCGTTGCTACCAAAGCGGCCCAATCATTTTGAGTAGGTGAAGCCGACGGTAAATCACCTAAGCATCCTATGTCAAAATTTCCTAATCCACCAGATGTACTACCAGAGATTCCAGCCTGCCCGCCTACACCGCCAGATCCGCCTGAAGCTAATAAAAGACTGCCAAACGTAGTATCTTCACCAGCTACTCCGTTGTTTCCGTTGGTGGTATCTGAAGTAACAGCGGCACCACCAGTTCCCTTTGTGCCAACCGTAACCGTTTCTGTAGATCCGCATAAATCTGCCTGGAATGTGCGTCTCGAAATTCCACCGCCTGCGCCACCACACCCACCATACTTCGATCCAGTAGTGCGTTGACCGCTTCCGCCTCCGCCGCCAGCCCCGACAAGAATAACTTCAACAGACTTTGCACCATCAGGTTTTGTCCAAGTACCGTCCGATGTAAATATTTGTACATCTGTTAAAACTATTTCTCCGGCAGGACCGGTTTCTCCTTGAGGACCGGTTGCTCCTGTTGCTCCAGCAGGACCAGTAATCCCTTGAGGACCAGTTGCTCCTTGAGGACCAGTTGCTCCTTGAGGACCAGTTGCTCCTTGAGGACCAGTAATCCCTTGAGGACCAGTTGGACCTTCTGGACCGGTTGCTCCTTGAGGACCAGTAGGACCGGTAATACCATCTATACCAGAAGGACCAGTAGCTCCGGTTACTCCAGCACCAGTTGGACCAGTCTCACCTTGAGGACCAGTTGGACCTTCTGGACCAGTAGCTCCACCTGGATCTCCAGGATCTCCTTGAGGACCAGTTTCTCCAGTTGGACCAGTGGCTCCTGTGGCACCAGCAGGACCAATAGAACCAGTCAAACCAGTTGGACCAATAGGACCGGTAGCTCCAGTAGCACCCTGAGGACCAGTAGCTCCACCTGGATCTCCAGGATCTCCTTGAGGACCGGTAGCTCCAGTAGGACCAAGAGGACCAGTCAAACCTCTTGGTCCAGTAGGACCTTGAGGTCCAGAAGGACCTATTGGACCAGAAGGACCAACTGGACCTATAGCACCTTGAGGAGCTTCACTGGCCCAAGCTCTTGCACCTTCATTTGTATCTTCCCAATCGCAACCTAAAACTCCAGTATTTCCAGGTTTTTCTTCTGCTACAATTATATCATCAACAACATATATTGGAATTATAATTTCTTCAACATCATCTTCGCCTTCAACACTAGCCGTTCTAGTATAATCATTTGTGTAAGAATAACTTACACCATTTCTTGAAAGACTATCGAATGGCGTTCTTCTTAAAAGTTCAGGTTTTGCAATGTTTATATCTGTATCACCTTCAGTTTCTTCTGTAGGATTCCATTCTCTACAAACAAGATAATCTGTACCATGAGCTTTAAACTTGAACTGTGCTGTATTAGAACCAGCACCACCACCATCTATTATGACTTGAATATATTTCGTATCACTAGCTTCTGATTTTAATAATCTTCCTAAACCAGATCCTATACAATCTGAAGGATTAGATTCTTTAGTTCCCACTTGTCCTTTTTTATCAGGATCAGCAGAATAATCTAATGGATAAACCTTTGCACCTATCTCTGCAAAATTTTCGTCACCAATGTCGAAACCTATTTTATATGTCAAAATTCCAAGAATCTTAACAAATACTTCTTCACCATCTTTACCGCCTTTTATTATAGATCCATATAAAGACTTTTCTTCTTCGTCTTCTTTTGTTGGATGCGTGACTTTAGAAGGACCGGTAGGAACATCACCAATATTTAATTTAACACAATCAAAATTTGATAAATCTTCACCAGTATCATTGATTGCCAATACCACACCATCTTCAAGTTTCCCTTGCCCTTGTTCGGTTCGTAATTGATTACCTACTGCTCTTGATCCCTGTTTTAAAAGATCAAGACGGCGTGATATTTGATTTATCTTACCCTTTAATTTCATTGCCGTCTTTCCTCAAGCTGATGTTGTGTTGGAGGAATATTGTTTCTTATACTTAATTTCATTGTATATGCATCATCATCTCCAAGAGATTCTATATCTATTTTTTCAATCAAAGCATTTAATCCATAATAACCACCAGAACCATCAGATAACTCACTATTAACTATTTGTACCACTCTATCACCAACTTCGTAACTTGCATCTATTCTTCCAACATCCACTTCAAATGATTCGTAATAAATTGGTGCTTGACCAATTAATATTTCTACCATCTGTTTTAATTGATTTAGATCATCGATGATTACAAATGGTTCTGAACTATTCAATTCTCTTCTATTCCAATCTACTAATTTTGAATCTGGCACTAAATCATCAGTAATTTTTATAATATTTCCAGTACCATAATTATCTTCTATAAAATCTATATCGTTTCCATTTTCACCTTCTAAAATTGGAAAATATGCATTATATCTTATAACATAAGACGCTGTTTCATTTATATCTTGTGTCACTAATCTTGCGTTACCATAATAAGCATCTTGTAAACGCTTTGGACGTTGTTCATCGTAGACTATCGGTGTATCGCATTGTATTCTTCCTGTTACAAAAACTTTTCTTGCACTTGCGCTTGCAAAAGTAGGAAACAGTTCTTCTTTATCAAACATTGTAAAAGAAACTGTTTTTCTTTCAAATTGTGGTTTTGCAAACATTACAACTCTATTATCATCATCAAATGAAAAATTCAAATCTTTATCGTTATCTGTATTATCAGCACCTGGAACTATCCATTGTTTGGAAAACAACATGGCCTCAACTGTCTCTGCTGAAGTGCCACCATTTTCAACTTCTAATACTTCACCTAATTGTGAATCCCACATAAACACAAATAATGGATTATTTTGATTTCTTAAAACCTTAACACCTTTCTTGTTGTATTTGAAACTTCTATCTACAATTATTGGATCTTTATACGTGTATTCATTTTTATAATCAGTCAATGGTGGTAAAACTTTTCGCGGAATTAATACATGCGAAAATATAAGTTCAGATATAACATCGGCATAACCACTAAAAATATCTGTAAATCTTCCAAGATCTACGTCTTCAAATTTCATAAGATTCTTTTTGCTAGACGGCAACCTATATGCTCTAAATATTTTTGAATATCTAATTTCATCTCCAGAATTTAATCCTTCTTTGAATTTCTTTGAAACAGTATCTTTATCTTCCAAAATTCTATTCGTATATTTTAGCCAATTATCAAAATCATGTGGGTTTTTAAAATTAG